CTTCTGGTAAGTCTGTTGATAGCACTACTCAAACTGCTTATGCTCAGGATAGCACTTTCATTGATGTCTTATCAAATGAAACTAACCAGTTCTATGCACCTAAGATGATTGCGTCTGAAGTGAACGAGAACCAAGCTGCTCCTGATGGTCTTGGTGGTGCCAAGTCGTTGACATTCAACGTGACTATGAAGACTACCAACGACTCTGTTTCTCCAATCTTGGATACACAGCGCACTAGCTTGGTTGTTGTAAACAATAAAGTTAACAACCCAACTGAGACTAACGTAAACGTGGGTTCTTTGGACGAAAACACTTTGTTGTCTGCCAACACTACTATCGCTTTCAGCGGAAGCACTATCACTACTGTGAACGCAACTGCTCGTGGTATTCTACAGACAGTTTCTGTTGGTAAGTACCTGACTACTTCTGGTTCTTCTAACGCAGCAAACAATGGCACTTTCTTGATCACTGCAGTTAGCGACAATGGAAGCACTACTACAGTTACTCTAAATACTACGTTCACTACTGAAACTGCTGGTACTGCTATCACTATCAAGCAACGTGAGATCTTTGTTTCTGAAATTGCGCCAAGCGAAAGCACTAGCATCAGCAAGTACGTAACTAAGAGAGTTAATCTGGCGAATGCCTCTAACTTCTTGAGACTACGTTTCGCTGCAAGTATTCCTGCCGAAGCTGCAATCGAAGTTTACTACCGTGTGAATACTGTTGGTTCTACTGCAGTGTTCGACAACACTAACTACACACTATTGAACCCAGATGCTCCAGTAACTTATGTTCAGGTTGGTTCTAATCAGTTTATTGATATGAACTACTCTACTGGCGATATCGCTGACTTTGATGCTGTTCAAGTTAAGATCGTTATGAAATCTGCAAACACTTCTGCAGTTCCTAGAATTAAAGACCTGCGTATTATTGCTTGCGCTTAATTATGTTGATTGAGATTCAAGATAAAGATGGTTTGGTTCGAGATATGTCCTCTGGGGCTATCTTGAACACAAACCGTGCTGACTACGAAAACTATCTGAGTCGTAGAGAGCAGAGTAAAAAAGCCAAGCAAGAGATGGCTCAACAAGCAGAAGAAATAAATAGTCTTAAGAATGAACTCAGTGAAATAAAGCAGATGCTATTTGCACTGATAAATAATAGACCTGAAAGATAAGGGATAACAATGGCGACATTAACGCTAAGATCGGTAAAGGGCAGTCCACTAACCAACGCTGAGGTGGACAATAACTTTACAGCATTAAACAACGAAATAGCAACAAAGCTAACGGCTACGGAATATAACGCTGCCGACGTTTTGACTAAACTAAAAACTGTAGATGGCGCAGGTTCTGGTTTAGATGCAGATACACTTGATGGACAATCATACTTTGTCATCACTCCAGGTGTATTTGTAGTATCAAGCGTACTGCGAACAAGTGCTGTTTCAACAATCACTACTGCGCTGGCTCACGGATTCACTGTTGGTCAGTCTGTTAAAGTATATGGTGTTTCGGATGTTAGCTTTAATGGAACATACACCATTGCTACTGTTCCAAATACAACTACCTTTACATATGCTCAAGCTGGTCTTGCCAACGTAACTTCTACTGCCCAAACTCGTGCAAAGACTTACGTAACTGTAACATCAGCTTCTATCCCAGACCGTGATGCCAATGGTCGTTTGTCTACTCCAGAACTTGTTGCTCTAACTACTTACTCTAACCTTGTTGGTAACGTAACTGGTAACGTAACTGGTACTTTGACTGGTAATGCCACAAACGTATCTGGTGTTGTTGCTATTGCCAACGGTGGTACTGGAGCAACTGATGTAGCTTCTGCTCGTACTGCTCTTGGATTGAGTTCTATGGCGCTGCAAGCCTCTAACTCAGTTAACATCACTGGTGGTACTATTTCCACTCTTACCACTGACTTGGCTGTTGCTGATGGTGGTACTGGTGCTTCGAATGCTGCAACTGCTCGTACTAACTTGGGTCTTGCAATTGGCACTGATGTTCAAGCATACGATGCTGACTTGACTGCCCTTGCTGGTGTTTCTACCAATGGTTTCTATGTTCGTCTAGCCAACGGTTCTGCGTCTTCACGTAACCTTCTTGGCACTAACGGTTACATCGTTATCACTAACGGTGATGGTATTGCTGATCACCCGCAAATTACTGTTGGTGCAAACGTAGTTAAAACTGATACTGCAAACACCCTAACTCAGTACAACCAGTTTACTACTACTTCTGCGGTTAAGGTTCCAGCTGGTACTACTGCTCAGCGTCCAGTCACTCCAAATCGTGGTGACTTGCGTTTCAATAGCACTACGAATCAGTATGAAGGTTATGATGGTTCTGCTTGGGGTTCTATCGGTGGTGGTGCCACTGGTGGTGCAGGTAACCAGATCTTCATTGAGAATGAACAAACAGTTACAAACGATTACACAATCACTACTGGCAAGAATGCCATGAGCACTGGTCCAATCACTATAAATAATGATGTGACTGTGACTATCCCAGAAAACAGTGTTTGGGTTATTCTATAAAGACAGGAAAATAAACAAATGACAGTATCTATTAACGGTTCAGGTGGTATCACCTACCCAGACGGATCAGTAAACACAACTCGTTCAGCAAGTACAGCTGGTGATACTTTCACTGGACTGGTGAACGTAAACACTACAGGCTTTGGTCTAAAAACTTCAGGAGCAGGGTTTTCTGGTATTTCCATGCGTGCCACAGGAACTGGTGGACGAGAGTATGTACTATCTTCGACAGACAACGCTAACGGGCTTGGTGGTGGATTACTAAACATCTATGATCAAACAGCTAGTGCTCCAAGGCTTAGTATTGATTCTACTGGTGCGATTAGAACATTCCAAGCACCTCAAAATGGAAAGTTTAATATCTACACTGCTGATGTTGCGCCTCTTGTAGTGCAGAATGCTGGAGCATCATGGGCGATGCATCAGAAAGTTATCACTACATATGCAGCGAATCAAACAGCAAATTTAGCCACTCACGTTGGCGGAGGTAACCAAGTTGTTGCTTATAAAGTTACAGCCAAAGTCACTAGTGCTGTTTCTGATGCTTTTAGTGAGTATGTTGGTTGGGCTTTTGTGAGATATGTGGCTGCAAGTGGTACAGTGGCTAACTATGGAATTACACAGCAGATGACTGCTGTTTACCAATATAATATGGGAGTACCTGGAAATATTTCATGGTCTCAGAACGGTGTTAATTGGACTTTAAGATATACAAACACTACCACAGCTTACTGGACTCACGTTATTAGTGTCGAGGCTTTTTGTAGAGATGGAGCTTCTTTGACGTTTGATACATCTTACGTCAACTTAGGTTAAGGAAATAACAATGTTTGAACAACTTACATGTAATTGGAATATTATTAGTGCGACTATTAGCAACAAACCAGTAAATGGTTTGGATAACGTCGTTGTTGGGGTTGAAGTAGTTTGCACTGCGCAAGGTAAACTATTGGGTGTCGTCGAAGAAGGATTAGACCCATACACTACCTATGGTGAGAGTGTTGGGCAACGCTTAACTCTAGAAGCACCAGAAGAACAGAATTTCGTTGACATAAATTCTTTGACTAATGAAATTATTTTAGATTGGGTTTTTGCTGTCATAGATAAAGAACAAGTAGAACAATTCGCTACTGAATCACTAATTAATAAGTGGAAATTTCTTTTCGAAGAACCTGAGACTAGAATTGCAAACTTTAACAGTTATGAAGAATAAGGAATAACGATGGGTGTTAAATTACAATCCGCTCTTGGTGGTAGTGTCGAGTTAAACGCACCATCAACAGCATCAAACTTTGCGATGACCGTACCTGCGGGTAACGGTACAGTAGCTACTACCAATCAAATTATGGGGTTCAAAAACCATATTCACAATGGTGGTATGGGTATCAATCAACGTAATACTGTTATTACAACAAACTTGGTTCCAGGTGGCGGCTTGAGTGCAGTTACAGTAGATAGATGGAAAGCATATGGTTATAATGCCACTGGAAACTTTGATGCAGTTTTAACTACACAACAACATAATGATCATCCTGTTTATGGCGCTAATGGTAAGTGCCTTCGAATTCTAGTTACCACAGCAGATACTGTTGGTTCTGGAGTAGACTTTTTTGTGTTGCGTCAAGACCTTGAAGGATTTGACACGGCGCACTTTTATAATAAACAATTAACTCTTAGTTTTTGGGTTAAAACGAGTACAGTTGGAACTTATGGTGTACAGCTAAGAGCCACTGGTACAACAGATGGTCTCTCAACTCCAAACTTTATTTCTACATACACCGTTAGCGCTGCTGATACTTGGGAATATAAAACTATTTCAATTCCAGCACAAAACCTTTCTACTACACAGTACAGTAATGGTAACGGATATACGTTATACATGACATTGGTTTCTGGTCAGAATGAAAGTTCTCCTGGAGGTAGTGGTATCAATAACTGTTTGAATCAGTGGGGTAGATTTTCATCAGATGGTATCGCTGCCACTACTCTATCAAATACTCTTACAGCAGCAACTAATAATTATTTCCAGTTAACAGATGTGCAACTTGAGGCTGGTGGTGCTGCAACACCGTTCGAACAAAGACATTACGGAACTGAACTGGCTATATGTCAGAGATACTATCAACAATGCGGTTCATGGCACGTACAAGGTTATGGTTACGGTGCTGGTACTGATGGTACTGGATCTGCAATGATGTGGGCAACTACTATGAGAGCGGCACCAACTGTAACTAAGTCAGGTGGCAATGATGGTGGTTCTGCATCTGATATGGTATTCAACAACATTACTGTGTATGGTTGTTCCCCAGAAGCTGTAACTACTAATGGTTCTTATGGACAATGGTATATTGCAACTGTTGTTGCAGATGCGGATTTATAATCATGGAAAATTTAAACAAAATGCAAATCACTTTTGCCAAATATAGAGTAAAACGAGCACCAAATGGTATAGAATTCTGGCGTGGAATGGTAGCCATAATTGATGGTGTTGAAATGTATTTACCATTAGAACCTGGAAATCGTCATTATGACGAGATCATGAGACAGGTTGATTCTGGCGACTTAGTTATCGAAGAGCCTGATCCGTTTCAACCAACTACCAACTCAACTGAAGGAAATGAATAATGAGTGTAACAGTTAACGGAACAAGCGGATTAGTATTCGGCGATGGCACCATTCAAGGTACTGCTGCTGGAAATGGATTCCGCAATCGTATCATCAATGGCGATTTCAGAATTGATCAGCGAATGAATGGTACTGCTCAAACAGGTGTTTCTGGGGGATCAACTTATTTTTTAGCCGATCGTTATAGAATTGGTGGTAATACATTATCATCTGGAAGATTCACGTTTCAGCGTGTGGCAGATGCACCATCAAATTTTAGATTCTCTGGAAAGATAACTGTATCTACTGTACAGTCTACAGCATTGGCTGCAGGTGACATTCAGGTATTAAGTCATATTATTGAAGGTAATAATTTACTAGATCTTGGTTGGGGTACTGCTGCTGCAAAACCAGTAACTATTTCTTTCTGGGTTAAAGCCTCTGTTACTGGGATCTATGATCTTGCTGTTAGAAGTGATAGATCTGGTTCCTATATGACTTATTTGGCACCATATACAGTTTCTGCATCTAATACTTGGGAATATAAAACTATTACTATTGCTGGACCAACAACAGGAACATGGTATGATGATCCAACTAACCTTGGTATTCGTCTAGACTTTAACCTTGGAACTGGTAGTACACTAACCACTTCTAGTACAAATCAGTGGTTATCTGGCGACTTCTTTAAGAGCACTACTGGCGTAAACTTAGTTTATAGTGCAGGTGCTACTTGGCAAATCACTGGGGTTCAATTCGAAATTGGTGGTGCGGCGACTCAGTTTGAGTATCGCCCACATAGCGTAGAACTGGCTCTATGTCAACGATACTATGTTAACTTAATGAATAATTCCCACGCTAATCCAATGTATATCGGTATGATGGGTGGAAATGCAAATGCATGGTGCTATCATGATATCTTTCTCCCTGTACCAATGAGAACAACACCGAGTCCATCTTGGACAAGAACGCTAGTGAATATTGGGGCGAGTGGCGTTTATGGAAGATCAGCTAATCGTATTGAAGTTCAAGGGCAGTTATCAAGCACTACAAATGATTCTTATTTGTATACAACAGTGCTAGATGCATCAGCGGAGTTATAAAATGTATAAACTTATTTTAGATAGAGATAACGTAGTTAGAAATGTGTTGCTAATTAATGGGGATAACGAGAAATATATTCCATTCAATGAAAATAATACAGACTACCAGACATACTTAAAGTGGCTCGAAGAAGGTAACGAACCCTTACCTGCAGATGAGTAAAACAATCCCTCTTCGGAGGGATTTTTCTTTGCAGACCAAGATTACAAAACGAATAAATAAGTAAGTAAATCTTGGAGTTAACATGGCTACGGTAGCGAACATTTTTATCGATCAAGGAAGTGATTACAGCAACATCGTTACTGTAACTGCATCCAACGGTCAACCACTGAACCTAACTGGTTATACAGTATCATCGCAAATGAGGAAGTCTTTCACTTCCAGCACTGCGTATAACTTCAGCGCATCTATTCTTTCTGCAGCTAGTGGACGTGTCCGTCTACAGCTAACTGCATCGCAATCAGAGTTGATCCCTCCAGGAAGATACCTTTACGACGTTGAGGTTAGTTCTTCGACTGGTGGAAAAACCAGAGTCGTCGAAGGAATCGCAACAATAACACCTCAAATCACACAGGTATAACTATGGCAGATATTACAGCTGTTGTTACCCAAGAAAACTTATTCACTACCAGCACGAATCTATCGAATCCAGCTGTTGTAGAATCAGTGGCACAAATTGGTGACGTTGATACTTCTACACTAGCGAACGGCTCTGTTCTGGTGTATAAAGCATCTACAAACAAATGGACTTCGACAACTTTACTGGATTCTCAGTACGTTGAAGCTGGCGAATTTTAACGGAGAAATAAAAAGATGGCGTCAATAATTAGAATTAAAAGATCGTCAGTATCTGGTAACCCAACCACGCTGGCAGCTGGTGAATTAGCGTACTCTGCTCTAGCCGATAACGGCTCGAACGGTGGTGATCGCTTATACGTTGGTATCGGTACAGAGACTTCAGGTAACGCTGCGAACCACGTTATCATTGGTGGTAAGCGATACACAGACATGGTGGATGCTGCCACTGATGCAAACACAGCTGGCACTCTTGTAAAGCGTGATGCTTCTGGTAACATTAGCGTTGGTACTATCACTGGTACATTTAGCGGTAATGCTTCTTCAGCAACTAAATGGGCAACTGCACGTAACCTTTCATTGACTGGTGACGGTACTGCAACCCTATCGTCTGTTGATGGTACTGCCAACGTATCTGCTGCGCTGACTCTTGCAACTGTTAACTCTAACACTGGTTCGTTCGGTGGTTCTACTGCCATTCCCGTTATCACAGTCAACGGTAAAGGTTTGATCACTGCAGTTTCTACTGCATCTATCACTACTTCACTTAGCATCTCTGGCGACACTGGAACAGATTCCATTGCGCTTGCTTCTGATACTCTTGGCTTCGTTGGTGGTACTGGTATCACTTCTACTGTTTCTGCCGCTGGTAATACAGTTACGTTCGACATTGATTCAACTGTTACTACTCTAACAGGCACACAGACTCTTACAAATAAGACTCTGACTCTACCAACTATTGGTGGTACTGGTGCTGTATTTAACGGTTCTACTTCTGGTACAACTACTGTTCTTGCATCTCCTGCTGCAGGAACTACAACTCTTACTCTACCAGCTGCAACTGATACTCTAGTTGGTAAAGCAACTACTGATACATTCACTAACAAGACCATTAACCTAACAAGCAATACTCTAGTTGCTACTTCTGCTCAGTTGGCTGCTGCCATTACTGATGAAACTGGTTCTGGCTTGGTAGTGTTCAATAACTCACCAACTCTTGTTACTCCAGTTCTTGGTGTTGCCACTGCAACTACAATCAACAAGGTTACATTAACTACTCCAGCAACTGGTTCTACTCTAACCATTGCTGACGGTAAGACTCTAACTGCAAGCAATACTCTAACATTCACTGGCACTGACGGCTCTACTGCTGCATTCGGTGGTGGTGGTACTGTTGCTTATAAGGGTACTGACTTAGGTCAATTCGCTGCAACATCTTCTGCAACTTTGGCTGGCGTTATCTCCGACGAGACTGGTTCTGGTTCTCTGGTATTCGCTTCTAGCCCAACTCTTGTAACACCAACTCTTGGTGCTGCATTGGCTACTAGCATTACTGCTACTTCTGGTAACTTGACTGTTGCTGCAGCTGCTGGTAACAATAGCGTTTCTATCGTTCCTACTGGCACTGGTACTGTTGACGTTAACAGCAAGCGTATCACTTCTGTTGGTGATCCAACTCAAGCGCAAGACGCTGCCACTAAAGCATACGTTGATGCAGTTAAGACTGGTCTTGACGTTAAGGATTCTGTTGTTGTTGCAACTACTGCCAACATTACTCTTTCTGGCACTCAAACAATTGACGGTGTTGCTGTTACTGCTGGCGAACGTGTTTTGGTTAAAGACCAATCTACTGCTTCTCAGAACGGTATTTACGTTGTTGCCGCTGGCTCTTGGGCTCGTTCAACTGATTGCGATAACACTCCAGGAACTGAAGTTACTTCTGGTCTATTCACTTTCGTTGAAGAAGGTACAGTAAACGCAGACTCTGGATGGATTCTAACAACTAACGATCCAATTACTGTTGGCACTACTGCTCTGACATTCGTTCAGTTCTCTGGTGCGGGTCAAGTTACTGCTGGTGCTGGTCTTACTAAGACTGGTAACACTCTTGATGTAGTTGGCACTTCTAACCGTATTACTGTTACTGCTGATGCGGTTGATATTGCTTCAACTTATGTTGGTCAGTCAAGCATCACTACTCTTGGTACTGTTACTACTGGTACTTGGAACGCAACTATTGTTGCTGGTCAATACGGTGGTACTGGTGTTAACAATAGCGGTAAGACTATCACTCTTGGTGGCAACCTTACAACTTCTGGCGCATATGCCACTACGTTGACTGCCACTGGCACTACTTCTGTAACTCTGCCAACTACTGGTACTCTGGCAACTCTTGCTGGTACTGAATCGCTAAGCAACAAGACGATCACTTCTTCTAGCTTCTCTGGTACTACTATTGCTGGTTCTGGTTTGGCAACATTCACTAACACTACTGACGCTTCTGCTGTTGGTACTGCTGCTGTGGTGTTGTCTGGTGGTCTATCTGTTGCCAAGACAATGTACATCGGCTTGAATATTACTGGCGCTGGCGCTGCTACTTCTACTCTCGATGGCTTCAACATCGACGGTGGAACATACTAAATACTACTGACGTAAAGGGGTAGTTTTTACTACCCCTCTTACCTTTTTTAAGGGATTGCAATGGCAAATAAGATTAAGCTGAAGAATTCTTCAGTGGCTGCTAAAGTACCGTTAACTACGGACTTAGACTACGGTGAGTTAGCATTAAACTACACTGATGGTAAACTCTACTTCAAGAACGCATCAAACGTAATTAAGAGTTTTACAATTGACGATGCCGTTGTAACCTTAACTGGCACACAAACCCTAACAAACAAAACACTTACATCACCGACTATTAATAGCGGTGCATTGTCTGGCACCTTCTCTGGTGCAATTACCCTTTCTGATACAACTGCTTCCACTTCAACCACTACTGGTGCTCTGAAGATTGGTGGCGGTCTTGGTGTAGCTGGTACAATCTACGCTGATCAGATTCGTCTAACTAATAATGGTGGTGGCACTAACGTCTATATCGGCGATGATGTGGTTTTAGGTGATGTTAATGCAGCAAACACTCTTGGTCTTAGAGGCTTACAAGATGCTGCAAATGCTTACATAGTTTTTGGTAACGCAAACACTACAAACTACATTGGTCGTACTGGATCAAATCCACTTCAAGTAACTGGTCAGTTCAAAGTTGATTCTGGTACAGTTACTGGCACTAATGCAGTTGCTATGCAAATTGCTGGTTATGCCAACAAAGGTGGTACTGGTTACCATGATTTTCTTAGTGTAACAAACGGATATAGTACAGCGACTAATGCGAGCAAGTTCTTCCGTCTGAATAGTACTGGTGCATTAGAGATTATTAATAATGCTTATACAACAAACATCTTTTCACTAACAGATTCTGGTGTTTTAGCCGTACCTCAGATTAGTGCTGGTGGGTCCACTGGCACTTCTGGACAAATTCTGTCTTCAACTGGTACTGGTCTTCAGTGGATTAGCAGTACTGGTACTGTTACTTCAGTTGGGTTATCTTTACCAAGTATTTTCACAGTATCAGGTTCTCCAGTAACAACATCTGGAACTCTTACTGCCACTCTAGCTTCTCAGACAGCAAATACTTTCCTTGCTGCTCCAAACGGGTCAGCTGGTGCGCCGACAATGCGTGCAATCGTTGCTGCTGATATTCCTACGCTTAACCAGAATACAACTGGTTCTGCAGCGACCTTAACAACTGCAAGAACTATTAATGGCGTGTCGTTCAATGGTTCAGGTAATATTACTATTACAGCTAATACCACTAACGCACTAACTATTGGCACTGGATTATCTGGCACTAGCTTCAATGGTGGTTCAGCCGTAACAATTGCCATCGATTCAACTGTTACTACTCTAACAGGCACACAGACTCTTACAAACAAGACTCTGACTCTACCAACTATTAATAATATTAGAACTGGTTATACTACTACTGCTACTGCTGCAGGTTCAACTACATTAACTGCATCAAGTAACTACTACCAATTATTCACTGGCACAAGCACACAAACTGTTGTTCTTCCTGTAACCAGTACATTAACTACTGGTATGGGTTATGAGATTGAAAACCTTTCAACTGGCAACGTAACAGTAAACTCATCTGGGGGTAACCTAGTAGCAACAGTTCTTCCAGGAACTACTGCGCATGTGATGTGTATCGGAACCGCATTAACAACTGCTGCAGATTGGGATGCAGACTTCACTGCATTCAGTACAGTAACTGGCACTGGATCTAATGTATTGTCAAATAGCCCGACTCTGGTAACTCCAGCACTGGGAACTCCATCGTCAGGTAACCTAGCGAACTGCACATTCCCAACACTAAACCAAAACACTACTGGTTCTGCTGCTACTCTAACAACCACAAGAACTTTGTGGGGTCAAAACTTCAACGGTTCTGCAAACGTAACAGGCGCACTGTCTAGCGTTACAACGCTAAGTATGTCTGGACAGCTAACAAATACTGTTGCTACTGGAACTGCACCACTGGTGGTTTCTTCTACTACAAAGGTAGCAAACCTTAACGTAGAAATGGTGGATGGTTATCATGCTGATACGGCTAACGGTGTCAACACTATTGCTGTTCGTGATGCTTCTGGTGAAGTTAACGCAACTGGTTTTGCTGCAACTGGTGGTATGTTTGAGCACTCAAATACCATCTCTGCAAACTATGCTATCAATAGCGGAAACAACGCAATATCTGCTGGACCAGTAACAGTTGCCAACGGTGTAACTGTAACAATCCCAACTGGCTCTACTTGGGTAATCGTATAAGGATAATAAATGGCTGTCACAACTAAAGAACAACTAAAGCAATATGCTCTAAGAGCATTGGGTGCACCAGTCGTTGAAATCAACGTAGACGATGATCAACTAGACGACAGAATGGATGAAGCACTAGAGTACTGGCGTCAGTATCATCCAGACGGTGTCGAGAAACTTTACATGAAGTTCAACATCACTGCATCTACTTTGACTCTAACAACTAACAACGCACAATCTTTTCCACTTAGCGCAATTGTGACTGGCTCTACTTCTGGTGCAAGAGCTGTCGTTGTTCGCGAAACTAATCGTGTTTCTGCAGGCAATACTCTGCTCGTCAAAAACGTAGTTGGAACATTCGTTACTGGAGAGACAATCACATCAACAGGAGTAACTGCTACTCTTGGCACCCCAGCACAATCACTTGGTTCTTATGATAAAAAATACGTTGAAGTTCCAGACTTGGTTTATGGTATCACACGTGTTCTCCCATTCAGTCAAGCATCATCTTCAAAGAACATCTTCGACTTACAATATCAGTTGCGCCTAAATGACTTGTACGATCTAACTTCTACAAGCATCATTTACTATAAGACTGTTATGTCTCACTTGGCTATGCTTGACTTGGAACTTAACGGTCATCCAATGTTCCGTTTCAACCGTCGTCAGTCTAAACTATTCCTAGACATTAACTGGGAAACTGATGTTATGCTTGGTGACTTTGTTGTGGTTGAGTGCTACCGTGCTCTTGATCCTTCAGAGAACGCTAAAGTGTGGGATGACTCATGGTTAAAACACTATGTAACTGCTTTATTCAAGAAACAGTGGGCAACTAATATCAAGAAATTCCAAGGCATCCAACTAATGGGTGGAGTTACATTGGATGGCGATAAGTTGTATGATGAGGCTACTAGCGAAGTTAAAGATCTTGAAGATGAATTGATGAATAAGTCTGCGCCGTTGGACTTCTTCTTAGGATAAGCATGACAACAACTAATGTTTACTTTACCAATGGGACTCGCAATGAGCAGTTGCTTGTTGAGGATCTCATCATCGAGACGTTGCGTATGTACGGCAACGAACTTTTCTACATTCCAAGAACATTAGTTTCCAAAGATAACGTGCTGGGCGAAGATCGTTTGAGCGAGTTCAAAGCGTCATTCCCTATTGAGATGTACTTTGAGAACGTAGACTCTTATGGTGGGCAAGGAGCATTCATCCAGAAGTTTGGTTTGATGATTGAACAATCAGCAACTCTAGTTGTTGCTCGTCGCCGTTGGGATCAGTTTGTTGGACGCTACGGTGTAACAACCGTTCCTACTCGTCCAAACGAGGGTGACTTGATTTACTTCCCGTTGACTAAGTCATTGTTTGAGATCAAGTTTGTTCAACATCAAGATCCATTCTATCAACTTGGTAAGCTGTATGTGTATAAGCTACAAGTTGAATTGTTCCAATACTCTTCAGAACGTATCGATACTGGTATTGCTGAAGTTGATGCGTTTGAATCACTGAAGACATTCTCTACCAATACAACTAGAAACCAATACGGTGAAGTTGTTTCTGTTGCGCTTCTAAACCGTGGTAGTGGATACACTACTGCGCCTACAATTACGTTTGAGTCTGGCTCTGGTTATGGAGCCGAAGCAGTTGCTGTTCTTGGCACTGGTACCAACGCAGGAAAAGTTGTGGCAATTAACGTAACATCTCCAGGAACTGGATATAAAACTGCACCAACAGTTGTTATCACTGGCGGTGGTGGTACTGGCGCTATTGCCGAAGCTACTATTAAGGCGAACATCGATAAGGTTGAGTCGTTTGGTGATAACAATACATTCAGAGAAGAAGCAGCTGACATCCTCTTCAATGACAATAACCCATTCGGAGATCTTGTATAATGCTTAACGGACAAGTATACTACCACGGCATAATCCGCAAGACAATCGTATCGTTTGGTCGTTTGTTCAGTGATGTTTATATTGACCGTAAACAAGGTGACTCTGTAAATGGAACAACAATCCAACGATTGCAAGTTCCATTGGCGTATGCTCCAAAAGAAAAGTGGATCGTTCGTATCGACTCAGACCCAAATTTGGAGAACTCAACATACACATCTCTTCCAAGAATGTCGTTTGAGATTCTTAGCTACAACTACGATGCTCAGCGCAAGCTGAACCGTATGCAAAAGATTGAGTGTGGTGATGGTACTGCGTCAAAGAGTTTTATGTATACGCCTGTGCCATACAACATTGAAATCTCGCTGTATATTTTAACCAAGACTCAAGAAGACGGTCTTCAAATCCTTGAGCAGATTCTTCCAACATTCACACCTGAGTATAACTTGCCAGTTAAGGTAGTTCCAGAGATGAATGTGATTCAAGACGTTCCAGTTATTCTAAATAGCGTTAGCGTTTCCGATGAGTATGATGGTGACTTCCAAACTCGTCGATTCGTTACTCATACACTGAACTTCACTCTAAAGACTAACATGTTTGGTCCAGTTAGCAGTCAAGGTGTTATCAATACGGTCAACGCAAATATTGGATTCCCTGAAAGCACTACACCAAATCGTATCTATACTGCAACAGGTGACACAACTACTGCTACTGTAAGTGCAGAGAATTGGGAAGATAACTTCTAAAGCATGGCTCAAATATATAATTCAAACCAGAACCTTAAGGCAGCTGGTGTTGCGATTCAGTTCCAACCTGAACAGGTTGAAGAATACTTGAAGTGTGCAAGAGATCCGATCTACTTTATTGAAAATTATTGTATGATTGTTTCGCTTGACCATGGTCTTGTACCGTTCAAGCTATATGACTGTCAGATTGAAAAGGTAAAAGTTATCCATGAGAACCGTAAGGTTATTCTTATGGAAGGTCGTCAGCAAGGTAAGACAACTACCTCAGCTGCGTACATCCTTTGGTACACTCTGTTCCAAGAAGCTAAAACTGTAGCGATTCTAGCCAACAAGGCTACTGCTGCACGTGAAGTATTGAACAGATACCAAACGATGTATGAGAACCTACCGCAATGGTTGCAACAAGGTGTCACTACTTGGAACAAGGGTGACATTGAACTGGAAAATGGTTCCAAGGTATTCACTGCTGCAACTACTGCTTCTGGTATTCGTGGTAAGTCTGTTAACATGCTATACGTTGACGAAGCTGCCATCATTCCAAACACTGTTGCCGAACAGTTCTTCACTTCTGTTTACCCTACTATTTCTGCGGGTAACACGACTAAGATTCTACTAAGTAGTACACCACTAGGTTACAATCACTTTTGGAAATTCTGGAACGACGCTGAGAACGATCGCAATGGTTTCGTTCCACTATTCATTCCATACTGGAAAATTCCTGGACGTGACGAAAAGTGGGCTGAAGAACAAAAGCGCATGTTGGGCGATCTTAAGTACAACCAAGAGGTATTGTGTAAATTCCTTGGTTCTAGCCTAACGCTAATTAACGCTGATACGATTGCAAACATGTCGTTTGATAATCCTATTCACAGCAAAGACGGTCTGGACATCTACGAGAAGCCAGAACGTGGACACACATACGTAATCGTTGCTGATACCGCTAAGGGTGTGGATGGCGACTATTCTGCTTTCGTGATTATTGATATCACTGAAGTGCCGTATAAGTTGGTTGGTAAGTATCGAAATAATACGATTAGCCCACTTCTTTACCCTAACGTGATTTACACAGTGGGTACGCAATATAATGAAGCGTATGTTCTGATTGAAATGAACTCAAGTGAGCAAGTTCCATATATTCTTTATTCAGAACTAGAGTACGAAAATCTGTTGTTTGTTAATAGAACTACTGGTATGCAAACCGTGTCTGGTGGTTTTGGTGGTGGTAAGACCCAACTTGGTGTTATGACCGATAAACGTGTTAAACGTATCGGGTGCCATAACTTCAAGTCCCTAATGGAAGAGCAGAAGTTGCTCGTTCGAGATGCTGAAATCATCTCGGAGATTTCCACGTTTATCGAAGTCAAGGGCAGTTATGCAGCCGATGATGGATACCACGATGACCTTGTTATGGGTCTAGTGCTGTTTTCATGGCTAACAACTAACCCATATTTCAAAGACCTAAATAATGTGAATCTTCGTGAAATTATGTATCAGCAACGTATCGAAGCTATTGAGAATGAGCTGACTCCATTTGGGTTTGTTGATGATGGGAACCATGACGAAAAACCACCCCTAAACTTTTGAAAATAGGTTTTTCATAAATAAATTAGTAGGTTGTGCTCCTAGTAGCAAAACTAAAATAAACAATGTAATCAAGGAGAATTACAATGCCTTTTCAACTTAGTCCAGGTGTAGCAGTCGTAGAAAAAGACTTCACATCTATCGTCCCTGCAGTAGCTTCGTCTACTGGTGCGTTTGCTGGAGCATTCCAATGGGGTCCAGTTTTGGATCCAGTACGAATTTCTTCTGAAAACGATCTAGTCGCTCGTTTCGGTAAGCCAACTGATGCTAACGCTGACAGTTTCTTCACTGCTGCTAACTTTCTTTCTTATACCAACAACCTTTTGGTTGTGCGTGGTGATGCTACTGGCGCACTGAACGCTGTTGCTGCAACTACTGGTAGCATTGCTGGTGTTAACTTGACCGCTGCTGGTTCTGGTTACGTTAGCGCTCCAACTGTTACAGTTTCTGCACCTGATGCTGACGGTGGTGTTCAAGCTGTTATCAGTGCACAAATCACTGGTGGTGGTGTTACTGCAATCACTCTAGCATCTGCTGGTGCTGGTTATACTTCTGTTCCTTCTGTGAACATCGTACCACAATCTGGTGATACTGGTACTGGCGCTGCAGCTACTGCAGTTCTTTCTGGTGCTGGCGTTACTGGAATCACTAACTTGGTTGGTGGTACTGGTTATACTGGTACTCCTACTGTAACATTCTCTGCACCACAAGTTGCTGGTGGTGTGACTGCTACTGGTAGCTTGACAGTTGAGTCTGGTGTTATCACTGCAGTGACTATCGTGAATCCAGGTTCTGGTTACACTTCTGCCCCAACAGTAACTATCGCTGGTGCTGGTATCGGTGCAACTGCTTCTGCCACAATCGGTACTTCTACTATCACTAGTATCACTATCACTGCTGCTGGTTCTGGTTACCGTACTGCTCCAACTGTTACTCTAGTTGGTGGTAGCCCATCTACTGCTGCTACTATCGGTGCTGTTACTATCGCTACTTCTGCTGTCCAGTCTCTAACAGTTACTACTGCTGGTTCTGGTTATTCTACTGCTCCAGTTATCGCCTTCTCTGGTGGTTCTGGTTCTGGTGCTGCAGCTACTGCCACTGTTACTTCTGGTACTGGTATTAAGATCAATAACCTACAAAGCTACCGTGACAACTACGAAGACGGTTCTGCTCTTGTTGGTGAATTCGCTGCAAAATATCCAGGTGCTCTAGGTAACTCCCTAAAGATTTCCATGGCTGACTCTGCATCTTTCGGTACTTGGACTTACAAGGCTGAGTTTGATGCTGCTCCAGGAACTTCTGCTTACGCTGCTTCAACTGGTGCTTCTAATGACGAACTACACGTTATCGTTATTGATGAAGATGGTGCATGGACTGGTACTCGCAACGCTGTTCTAGAAAAGTTCGCATTTGTTTCTAAAGCATCTGATGCTAAGAAGTCTGATGGCGCAAACAACTACTACAAGAATGTGATTAACTCACAATCTAAGTACCTATGGTGGACTGACCACCCAGTTATCTCTGCTTCTGGTGCTGCATGGGGTACTGTTTCTGCTGCAGCTGCATACAAGACATTGTCTACTGCAGTGACTCGTTCTATGTCTGGTGGTGTTGATGCTCTTACTTTGACTGATGGTCAATTGCAATCTGCATGGGATATCTACCGTGACGATGGTCAATACGACATTAGCTTGTTGCCACTAGGTAAAGTTTCTGCTGCTACTGCAACTTACGTTATCAACAACATCGCTGAAGAGCGTCTTGATTGCGTTGTGTTTGTATCTCCACAGAACGTAACTTCTGGTGACATCATCATCGGCACTGGTTCTGACGCTACTAACCAAGTTATTGCTTACCGCAATGCTCTTCCAAGCACTTCTTATGCTGTGTTGGATTCTGGCTTCAAGTACCAATATGACCGTTACAACGACAAGTACCGTTACATTCCATTGAACGGTGATGTTGCTGGTCTATGCGCTCGTACTGACTACACTAATGACCCATGGTTCTCTCCATCTGGTTACAACCGTGGTCAAGTTAAGAACGTAGTTAAGTTGGCAATCAATCCAAACAAGACTGATCGTGACGAATTGTACAAGAATGGTATCAACCCAGTTGTAACATTCCCAGGACAAGGTACTGTGTTGTTCGGCGATAAGACTCTATTATCTAAGCCATCTGCCTTTGACCGTATCAACGTGCGTCGTTTGTTCATCGTGTTGGAAAAAGCTATCGCTACTGCCGCTAAGTATCAATTGTTCGAGTTCAACGATGGTTTCACTCGTGCGCAATTCAAGAACTTGGTTGAGCCGTTCTTGCGTGATGTTCAAGGTCGCCGTGGTGTTACTGAGTTCCTAGTCAAGTGTGACGACTCCAACAACACTGGTGAAGTTATCGATCGTAACGAATTTGTTGCTGACATCTTCATCAAGCCAAATCGTTCTATCAACTTTATTACTCTGAACTTCGTTGCTGCTCGCTCTTCTGTGAACTTCAACGAAATCGGCGGTTAATTGGATAGGGGAGTTGAAAAACTCCCCGTCTACATCTAATAAATAAAGATAAGAACTAGGAGAAATTAAATGGCAAATATTGCTGACTTCAAAGCGCAGATGATTGGTGGCGGTGCACGTCCTAACCAATTCTATGTGCAACTAACATTCCCTTCATACGTCGGTCTTGGCGTTGTTGCTGGACAACAAGCACAATTCTTGTGCCGTTCTGCTCAACTACCTGCATCTACTATTGAACCAATCACCACTCTATATCGTGGTCGTCCTGTTCAGTTTGCTGGTGAGCGTACTTTCGCACCATGGACTGTAAGCATCTACAACGACACTACTTTCAACATCCGCAATGCGTTGGAAGTTTGGCAAAACGGTATTCAGAACTACAACACTACTTTGGGCAAAACTAATCCACGTGATTATCAAGTTGACCTAAGCGTGTATCAGCTTGACCGTTCTGGCGCTATCATCAAGAGCTATAAGTTCATTGATGCAATGCCTGTGAATATTGGTCCAATCCAATTAGACTTCGATCAACAGAACCAAATTGAACAGTTCGATGTTGAATTCACTTACAACTACTTCACTTCTAACACTACTTCTGGTGCTGTTGCTGGTGTGAACGTATCTGTGGATACTCCAATCGGTACTTTCCCAATCCCATTCTAATCATCGGGTACTAATTAAATTATGCAATTATTTGGTTTTGAAATTCGTAAGAAAGAACTTCAACAAGAAGTGGCGAGCGTGGTCTCGCCCTCTGTTGAGGACGGCTCCACTGTAGTTGCCACCGCAGGTGCCTATTATGGCATGGTGATGGATATCGAAGGTATTGTCAAAAACGAAAACGACCTAATCCGTCGTTACCGTGAAGTTGCTCAATATGCCGATACGGATGCCGCAATTGAAGATATTGTTAATGAAGCAATCATCTCTGAAGATGGTTCGATCAAATTAAATCTTGACGATGTAAAAGTATCAGACGCTATCAAGAAAAAGATGCAAGACGAATTCGTAAACGTCTTGCGTCTTTTCAAATTTAGCGATCGTGGTCATGATATCTTCCGCAGTTGGTACATTGATGGTCGTTTGTACTATCATATCCTAATTGACGAGAAAAACCCAAAGGCAGGTATTGCCGAACTGCGCTACGTTGATCCACGAAAGATTCGTCGTATCAAGAACGTAGAAAAAGGTAAGACACCAACTGGTGTTGATATTACAAAAGTTGTTGAAGAGTATTACCTCTACAATGACAAAGGAATCACTGAGTCAACAACTCAGGGTGTGAAACTGACATTAGACTCAGTTATCTTTGCACCTTCTGGTTTGCTTGACGCAAATACTGGCATGATGATGAGTCATCTGCACAAAGCAATTAAGCCAGTTAACCAATTAAAGATGATTGAAGATGCGGTTGTTATTTACCGTATCAGTCGTGCCCCAGAACGTAGAGTGTTCTATGTTGACGTTGGTAACCTTCCAAAGTTGAAGGCAGAACAATACGTCAATGACATCATGAACAAGTTCCGCAACAAGGTTGTGTATGATGCCACTACTGGCGAAGTACGTGATGACCGTAAGCACTTGTCAATGATGGAAGACTTCTGGATGCCTCGCCGTGAAGGTGGTAAAGGTACTGAGATTACTACACTTCCAGGTGGTCAGAATCTTGGCGACATTCAAGACATTCAATACTTCCAACAGAAACTATATCAAGCACTGAACGTGCCGTTGTCTCGCTTACAGCAACAACAAGGTTTCTCACTTGGTCGTTCCACTGAAATTACTCGAGACGAAATCAAGTTCAGCAAGTTTATTGCTAGACTACGTAAGCGTTTCAATAATCTTTTCTCAGAAGCACTACGTGTTCAGCTTGTAGCTAAGAACATCATCCGTGCAGAAGAATGGGAAGATCTACGTCAAGACATGGAATTTGTCTATGACATGGACAACCACTTTGCTGAGCTAAAGGACAACGAGATTCTATTGCAGCGCATTCAAATGTTGCAACAAATGGATCCGTATATCGGTAAGTATTACTCTTCAAATTGGGTCAAGAAGAATGTTCTTCAACTCAGTGAAGATGAAATCAGAGAGATGGATAGTGAGATTCAACAAGATCTACACGACCAACTCGGCAGAGCAGAGTTCGATGGCACTGCAGCTGGCATTACACAAAGTTCTCAACAGAACTACGTTAACCAGTTTGCACCACAAGAACCTGACAACACACAACAGTAACTAGGAGTATATTATGTCAAGCACTAAAGATTTGATCAACGCAATTTCCACTGGCGATGCACAAGGCATCGAAAGTACATTCAATACAGCCATGGCTGAAAAGATTGCTGTTCAATTAGACGTTATGCGTCAGAACGTGGCGCAAAGCATGTTCAAGACAGCCGATGCTGTCTCTGTAGAAACTCCAGCTGCTGAATAAATGTACTACGGTCAATTCACTAAATCCTTAAAAGCGTCTGACGTTGTTGAAAGCGTCAGATCTTTTGGCAACCTAATTGAGATGAAACAGGATGGTACTGTTACAATCAATGGTGATGCGACTGAGCACAAGACTTTAGATGAAGCGAGAAAATATATCAAAAGTAAAATTTTCTCTGAAAAACTAGAAGCACAAATATCTAATGAAATTTACGAAGAGATTTCCGAGAATCGAATCGCACAAATCATTAAAGAGCACCACGACATTAAAGTAACAGATACCTTAATCGAATCATATATCGCTCTCGCTTCATCTAAAATCTTCACACTTGACCCTGTTGTCTTTGATATCCGCAAGATGAATAAGTTGGATGTTGTAGTTGAGAATAAAATTCACTACGAACTCAATGATAAGAGTGTTGTTGCCATTGACATTGCAACGCAAGAGTCCCTAAATAATCTATTGAACTCTCAAACAGAAGTTGTTGAATACATGCGTGAGTCAAAAGAGAACTTTATGCGTGTGATTGAACAGATAAAGGAATAATAAATGGCAGTCGTTAAGACCGTACTAAAGAACGTAAACCAAGAAACAGTTATCAAGGTAGCTGGTACTGCTGCTGCAGCAACCATCGATCTACAAACTGACATTCTTGCGTCTACTCAAGAATTAGATGGCGCAACACAAACTGTTAACATCGTTGGTCTAATTTGGACTGGTGATGCAAATGGTGTTGTGCAAATTTCTCGTAATAGCGTTATCATTGCTACACTTCAAGCTAACGCTGCTGGCGCTCTTGAGTTTGGTGGTCAAGCAATGATCCCTGAAACAATCCAGAACACTAGCGACATCGTTGTTACTATCTCTGGCGCTCAAGCTGAATGTTGGATCCGTGTTAAGAAAGTTAGTGGCTACAAGACTAAGGTTGAGTACGCTACTTATGGCGCATACGAAGATGAGTCTCGTGTTGGCGCAAGCACTACTATCTCTGGCTCACCTGATAAGGCATAACCATGCGTCTAATTAAAGAAGTTTACGATACAACATCCCTTGTAGTTGAAGAAAAACTAGGCAAGGGTAAAGAATATTTTATTGAAGGTGTGTTCCTTCAATCAGAACTACAGAACCGTAACGGTCGTATGTACCCTGAGTCTATCATGGACAAGGAAGTTGGACGTTACGTTAAAGAGTATGTAGAAAAGAATAAAGCCTACGGTGAACTTGGTCACCCAGATACTCCATCTATCAACCTTGATCGTGTTTCACACTTGATCGTTGGGTTGCGTAAAGAAGGTACTAATTATATCGGTAAGGCAAAGATTCTAAATACTCCAATGGGTCAAATTGCCAAAGGTCTACTAGACGGTGGCGCAAACCTTGGTGTATCTAGTCGTGCACTTGGATCTCTCAAAACAAACAACGAGGGTGTTCAGGTGGTGCAAGATGACTTCATGCTGTCTACAGCTGCTGACATTGTTGCCGATCCTTCCGCTCCTGATGCATTCGTCCGTGGTATCATGGAAAGCAAAGAGTGGGTTTTCGTTGATGGAAAGTTCGTGGAAAAACACATTGATGAAGTTAAGCGTGTAATTCGCCAAACTTCTTCACGTAATTTAGAAGAAGCGAAGATCCTCGCTTTCCAAAACTTTTTGAGTAAAATCAAATAAATAATAAATAAATATAGAACTTATCCAGTTAGGAGAAACCAGATGTCTATCGAACAAAAAATCGCCCAAATTCTTGCTGAGTCAAAAGCTGCTGAACAAGCTGCTGCTGAACTACAAGAAGAGGAAATTGTTGCTGAAGAAGTAGTGGAAGAAGAAGCTGTTAAACCAGCTGCTGAAGTCGCTAATCCAGACAACGCAAAAAATAACGTGCAAGACGAGAAGGAAGCCGAAGGCGGTACTTCTAAGAAGCCGAACGCTGCCACTAAAGGTGCTGCTGCTCCAGAAGCAAGCAACATCGCTGGCATCAAAGAAGATATTGACGCACTTATGAATGGTGAAGAACTTTCCGAAGAGTTCCGTGCTAAGGCAACTACCATTTATGAAGCTGCTGTTATGACTCGTGTCAACGCTGAGTTGGCTCGTATCGAAGAAGGTTATGAAGTTAAGTTGCAAGAAGCAACTGAGCAGATTAAAGAGGGTCTTGTTGAACAAGTTGATGGATACCTCGACTACGTTGTCGAGCAGTGGATTGCACAGAATGAAATTGCCCTTGAGCATGGTATGAAATCTGAGATTCTTGAAGGTTTTGTATCTGGACTGAAAGGTCTATTTGAAGAACATTATATCGACATCCCTGAAGAGAAGTTCGATGTGTTGGCTTCTATGGAAGAACAAGTTGAGCAACTAACTGCTAAGTTAGACGAAACTGTTGCTGCTAATGTTGAGATGAAAAAATCTCTTGCAGAAGCAAAGCGTCTTGAGATCGTTCAAGAAGCTGCAGCTGGTTTGACTGACACTGAAGTTGAGAAGTTCACTGGCTTGGCTGAAGAGTTGTCTTTTGAAGACGCTGTATCTTTCAAGTCTAAAGTTCAGACTATCCGTGAGAATTATTTCTCTACCAAAGCACAAGCAGATGTCGCATCTGTGGTTACTGACACTCCTGTAGATGTCCTAGTTGAAGAAAAGAAATTGGATCCAACTATGAACGCTTACTTGAGCATGCTTAACCGTAAATAATTAATCCCCTATCCTAAAGGAAAATAAAATGACAATTCGTCAAGATTTAGTTAAAAAGTGGGCACCGATCCTTGAACACGAAGGTTCTGCACCAATCAAAGACAACTACCGTAAGGAAGTTACTGCTGTTCTTTTGGAAAACCAAGAACGCGAAATGCGCAAACAATCTGAAGCACTTTTCGAAGCTGCTCCAACTAACGCTGCTGGTTCTTACCCAGACGCAGGTGGTATGGCTAAGTTCGACCCAGTGTTGATTAGCTTGGTTCGCCGTGCAATGCCACAATTGATCGCTTACGATATCGCTGGCGTTCAACCAATGACTCAACCAACTGGCTTGATCTTCGCAATGAAGTCTCGCTATGGTTCTATGGGTGGTACTGAGGCTTTGTTCAACGAAGCTGATACTGACTTCTCTGGTACTGGTACTCACGAAGGTTCTAACCCAGCAACTGGTACTTATACTACTGGTACTGGTATCGCTACTGCTGACGCTGAGCGTCTAGGTCAGGGTGGTTCTGGTGACGGTACTTTCGGTCAAATGGCATTCAGCATCGAAAAGACTGCTGTTACTGCTAAGACTCGTGCTTTGAAGGCTGAGTACTCTATCGAACTTGCACAAGACATGAAGTCTGTGCACGGTCTAGATGCTGAAGGCGAACTAAGCAACATCCTTTCTGCTGAAATCTTGGCAGAAATCAACCGTGAAGTTATCCGTACTGTGTACAAGACTGCTAAGGTTGGTGCTCAAGTTGGTACTGCTACTGCTGGCACTTTCGACTTGGACGTTGATGCTAACGGTCGTTGGTCTGTTGAAAAGTTCAAGGGCTTGATGTTCCAAGTTGAACGTGAAGCTAACGCTATCGCCCAACAAACTCGTCGTGGTCGTGGTAACTTCATCATCTGTTCTTCTGACGTAGCTTCTGCTTTGGCAATGGCTGGCGTGCTTGACTATGCTCCTGCATTGTCTACTGGTTTGAACGTGGATGAGGCTTCTACTACTTTCGCTGGTGTGTTGAATGGTAAGTACAAAGTGTATGTTGATCCATACTCTGCTAACCAATCTGGTACTCAGTTCATGACTGTTGGTTACAAAGGCACTTCTGCTTTTGACGCTGGCTTGTTCTACTGCCCATACGTTCCATTGCAAATGGTTCGTGCTGTTGATCCAAACAGCTTCCAACCTAAGATTGGCTTCAAGACTCGTTACGGTCTAGTTGCTAACCCATTCGTGGACTTGGACGATGGTTCTGGTACTACTGGCAACTTCACTGCCAACGCTAACTACTACTACCGTCGTGTAGCGATTACAAACTTGATGTAATCGAAATCGGCTTCGTTATGATATGAAGCCGACATAGAAGCGGTAATTTAGAGGGAGACTTTCGAGTCTCCCTTTTTTCATGGAGATAAATAGATACATGGCTACTACTCTTACCTGTCCCGTTCCAAGCAACATCAATCCACTCTCACCGAATGGGTTCTTGTTTAGCATTCAAAAACTTCCTTCGCTGAACTTCTTTTGTCAGCAAGTGAACCTTCCAGGAATTATGCTAGGTGTTCCTGAATTTGGCAACCCATTCAGAACAACTCCAGTTCCAGGTGAAACTCTAACCTACGATCAGTTGACTGTTCAATTCCTAGTTGATGAGAACATGAGTAACTACAAAGCGATCTACAACTGGATCGTTGCTCTTGGTTTCCCTACCTCGTACGATGAATATATTACATTCATTGACGCAGACGATCGTGGAATCACTAGCGAACTTGCAAAGAACTACTCTGACGCAACGCTGCAAATCCTTGGTGCAAACAACACTGCGATTCAAACTGTGCAAATTGTGGACATGTTCCCAATGGCGCTTGACTCACTAATGTTCCAATCAACAAACCAAGACGTAAACTACCTTGTAGGCAACGCAACATTCCGTTATTCTTACTATAAATTCTTGTAAGACAAATTTGATTTTTTTGTGAATCTACGATATACTGTAGAGAATACAACTTGAGGTTATTATGAATATTGAACAGATACAAGACATGTGGGAAGCTGACGCTGAGATTGATGACAACTATCTCGGCGAACATGCAACAAAGACTCCCAAACTCCACGCCAAGTACGTCAAGCTACTGGTCGGCGTAAAACTCAAACATACCAAACTCTCCTCTGATTACAACATGCTGCGTAAAGCGAAGTTTCGCTATTACCGTGGAGAGTTGTCACGTGAAGAACTTACTGACTTGGGTTGGTCTCAATGGCAAGGTGTTAAGCCACTCAAGAATGAGATGGACGAATTCCTACAAGGCGACACCGAGCTAAATACATTGAGGGTTAAGATTGACTACCTCGAAACAATGATTTATTTACTTGAGTCTATTCTAACTCAGATCAAGGCACGTGACTGGCAATTGAAGTCTGCGATAGAATGGAAGAAATTTTTAGCAGGCATGTAATTGGCGACTATAACTATTGAGAAACTTGATGAAGTATACATGCGTGTGTTCAGTGACGCAAGCATTGAGCAAGAACTAGCAGACTTCTTCACGTATGAATATCCAGGAGCAAGATTCACCCCACAATACAAAGCACGTTTGTGGGACGGTAAAGTGCGTCTCTACGACCAAGTAAGAAAAACTCTGTACATTGGTTTGCTTCAATACGTTGAAGAGTTTTGTGTTCGCAATAGTTATGAATTGGTTTACAAAACACCAATCACTCATGACAATGGCATTACTCACGAACTCGTACAAGAGTTTGCTGAATGGCTAAACCCACATGGACGTGGCAAGCCGATTGAAATCCGTGACTATCAAGTAGAAGCAGTTAAGACTGCTCTTGATAAAGAACGCACCCTACTTCTTTCCCCAACTGCATCAGGCAAGTCGTTTATCATCTACACGACAATGCGTTGGCATTTGCAACAGAATCGTAAGTGCATTATCATTGTGCCAACCACATCATTGGTTGAGCAGCTGTATGCTGACTTTGAAGACTACTCCAGTGCAAATGGATTCGTAGTCAAGGATTACGTTCAAAAACTCTACTCTGGTTTCACCAAAGATCTTTCCCGTGAAGTTCTAATCACCACATGGCAATCAGTCTATCTGCAACCTAAGTCTTGGTTCCGTCAGTTTGATGTTATCTTTGGGGATGAGGCTCACCAGTTTAAAGCAAAGTCGCTTATTGGTGTAATGGAAAAGATGGATGAGATCCGTTATCGTATTGGCACAACTGGTACGCTAGATAATAAAAAGATCCACCGTCTTGTGCTTGAAGGTGTATTTGGTTCAGTGCATCGTGTAACAACTACCAAAGCATTGATGGAAACACAGAAGCTGGCGCAGCTAAACATCATGTGTGTTGTGCTAAAGTACAGCGAAGAAATTCGCAAAGCACGTAAGAACAATACTTACCAAGAAGAAATGGACTGGATCGTTAGCCACTATCCTCGTAATAAGTTCATTCGTAATCTTACTGTAAAGAGCAAAGGTAATACGCTAGTGCTTTTCCAATATGTTGAGAAACACGGCAAGGTTCTTTACGATATGATTAAAGAAAAAGTGCATGAAGACCGCAAGGTGTTCTTTGTTTACGGTGGCACTGATACTGCAGATCGTGAAGCCATTCGCCACATCTGCGAAGGTGAGACTGATGCAATCATTATTGCGTCGTACGGCACATTCTCAACAGGTATTAACATTCCGTCAATCGAGAACGTAGTGTTTGCATCACCAAGCAAGTCCAAGATTCGTAACTTACAATCTATTGGTCGTGGTTTGCGTTTGAGTGATGGTAAGGCAGCGTGTAACCTTTACGATCTTGCTGACGACTTGCACTGGAAGTCTTGGAAGAATCATACGCTGAATCATGCAGCTGAACGCTACAAGACGTATGCCGAAGAACAATTTGATTTGAAATTAGTGGAAGTGAATTTATGATTACATACATCGTTATAAAACTAATGTCAGGAGAGCAAGTAATGGCTTCTCTTGAAGACGATGCAGGTGACTACTTGGAAGTTTCATTCCCAATGGTGATTAAAGCTACAGCTGTTTCTGATGGACATCGTATCCAAGAGCAAGTTACTGCTCATCCGTTCTGTCAATTCTCAGCGGATAAATACTTTCGTCTACCGAAATCGTGCATCATGTTCTACAAAGAACTGCATGAATCTTTGATTCCGCATTATACAAGAATTGTAAACAACTACGAAAAGACTGTGCTCGTCAAACCACAAAATCAAAAAGAACTTGAGTGGGATGAACCAGAAGGTATGACCTTGGATGAGATTCGTAAGCGAATCGACATGCTGGAGGACATCTTTGGAAAGACCGAGACGGAAGAACCAGAGGAAGACAAGAGAGTCTTCATTGAAGGAAACGATACACTACACTAAGTAGTCATCATCAACCCTAACACCGTTAGTATACCCCTTCGTCAAATAAAAAGCAAATATATCTGAGGTTGCAAGTCTGCAAAGATAGCACTTCAAGATAAGTTTGCTTTTTTTTCATTTCTGTTGTATACTTCTCTTTAGCTGGTCAAATAACCAGGAAATAATAATATGGCGCATTACGTTAACAACGCTGACTTTTTAGCAGCTATCAAAGAATACAAACAAAAGGTTTTAGAAGCAGAAGAAAGTGGTGCTGAGAAACCGCAGGTAAGCAACTACATCGGGGAGTGCATCTTAAAGATCGCCACTCACCTTTCGTACAAGCCTAACTTCATCAACTACTCGTACAAGGATGACATGATCCTAGACGGGATCGAAAACTGCATTCAGTACATTGACAACTTTGACCCCAACAAGTCAAATAATCCCTTTGCTTATTTCACGCAGATTATCTTTTATGCGTTCTTGAGACGTATTGCCAAAGAAAAGAAACAATCATACATTAAGAACAAGCTGATCAAAGACATGCCGTTCGAGATGTTTGAGTTGCAGGAACAAGATGAAGATGGAACTTATCACAATGCTTACATAGATTATATGCAATCAACTTCTCTTGACAGTGGCGAAGAATTCTACGCTGCAAAAGCTGCCAAGAAAAAGAACAAAAAAGCCACAAGCAACTTAGATGAATTTATAGGTGACAAAAATGAGTACGGTGAATCAATCAGTTCGGGAGATGATTCGGAACCTCAGTAATGGTTCTGGAATATCTTATACACCAAGAGCCAGCACTAACCGCAACCGTAGGCGCAGGATAGCGAGGGGTTCAAAAAGAACTCTAAAGCGATTCACCTATGAAGCAATAGACAACATGGTAAACATGAATACATATATGAACAATGAAACTGAAAACAAAATCTTCTTGGGTGTGTCTGACTTTGATGACCTGATCACTAGCGAACTGTTGAAGCGTCGAGTGGACGCTGGTAAACAAACAGTGCACCGTGAGACTACTGTATTGGCAAACCGTCAAAAATGGTCGAGTTGGGCAGAAGAAAACTTTAAGGGAGACTTGTTTGTACAAGGTAATGCATCCTCTGGCTTTATCATTGAAGAACTCTCTGACAACTACATCACATACTCTGTAAACTCCAACTCTACCACTGTTCGTGTTTTTGGTGATGTTGACTTTTGCGAAGGTGTTCTCCAGATCGTTGAATCTAACTTCAGCGTAGTTACATCATACATTGAGTGGATCTACTCTAGCGATGGCAACTCTGTCAACGTGCCACTGAACCGTGAGCGTCTGCCCTGCGCAGAAATGTACCCATTCCTGAACGGTGAGTCTCTGGAATCGTACTACGACCGCTACATGAACTCCAACGCAAACATCCTTCTCCTGATTGGACCTCCAGGAACAGGCAAGACTACGTTCATTCGTGGTTTGCTATCACACACAAACTCAAGCGCCATCGTCACATACGATGCAGGCATTCTTGAGAAGGATGGTTTCTTTGCTCGCTTTATTGAAGACGACACTGGCGTTATGGTTCTTGAAGACTCTGACGCATTCTTGAAGTCACGCAGCGATGGCAACACAATGATGCACCGTTTCTTGAACGTGGGTGATGGACTTGTGACTACAAAGGGTAAGAAGATGATCTTCTCTACCAACCTGCCAAGCATCCGTGACATTGACTCTGCGCTGGTTCGTCCAGGACGTTGTTTTGACATTGTGACTTTTGCTCCGCTGTCACAAGAAGAAGCTGAAGCACTGGCTACTAAATTAGGTGTAACTATTGACGGTAAACAAAAGTCTTGGAGCATTGCTGAGATCTTCAACAAACAAACTCACGCTGCTGTTGCCGCAACTAACCGAAAGGTAGGATTCATTTGAAAGTCGCAATCATCACAGACCAGCACTTTGGTGCTCGTAACGACAGTCTAGTTTTCCTAGACTTCTTTGAGAAGTTTTACGATAACGTGTTCTTTCCTACGTTGGATGAAAACAATATTGATACTGTTCTTATCCTTGGTGACACTTTTGATCGACGCAAGTATGTAAACTTCTATTCTCTGCAACGTGCCAAGGATATGTTCTTTGATAAGTTAGCACAGCGTAACATTACTGTTCATATGCTGGCTGGCAATCACGACACTTATTACAAAAACACTAACGATGTAAACTCTCCCGATCTACTCTTGCGTGAGTATGATAACATCAACGTGATTGATCACCCAGCGACAATCTATGTTGATGAAACTCCGATCTGTATGATGCCTTGGATTTGTCCTGAGAACTATCAAGATTCAATTGATACGATGAAGGATACCAAAGCAGACATCTGTATGGGTCACTTTGAAATTGCTGGGTTTGCCATGTACCGAGGAATGGAAAGTCATGAGGGTTTGTCTAAAGATCTTTTTAATAAGTTCGACGTTGTTTTTAGTGGGCATTATCATCACAAGTCTGATGACGGACACATCTACTACCTTGGAAACCCCTACGAACTTACATGGCAGGACTATAACGATTCCAGAGGGTTTCATTTGTTCGATCTCGGAACAAGAGAACTTGACTTCATCCGAAATCCTTATTCGGTGTTTGCCCGAGTCGAGTACGACGACAAAGAAAAAGATCCAATCGACCTCGACGCATTGGATCTGAAAAATTGTTTCGTCAAGCTGGTTGTTGTAAACAAGACTGACTATTATAAATTTGACAAGTTCACTCAGAAGTTGTATAATAAAGGATGTCACGAGATTAAGATCGTTGAAGACATGTCAGAGTTTTCTGATGGTGAAATTGGCGAAGAAATCAATCTTGAAGACACGATGTCTGTTCTCTCTCACTACATTGATACTGTTGAGACTGACGTTGATAAAGAAATGGTAAAGACTTTTATGAAGTCTCTTTATACGGAAGCTGTCAACATTGAGGTTGTCTGATGCATCAACTTGAGATTAAGTATTTCTATCCGCTCACTGAGCAGATTGATCTTGACTTAGATTACAAACCTTGTAATGAATTTGAAGAAGCAAAGCGTAAGAAGTGGCTTACTGATTCTATCACCTCTAGTGGTCAGTATTTGATTGCTGGTAATGGGATTACTGATACAACTTGGGCTACTACAGCATCTTTACAATTCAAACCAGACCCAAAGGCAGTCGGTCACTGGGCAATTGGTAAAGATATTCAAGTGTGGCGTGAACAGCGACCAAACTGGTTGCATCGTAAAATGACCAAAGTATTCTTTGGTTGGGAATGGAAAGATAAATGATCGTTTTTAAGAGCATTGAATGGAAGAACTTTTTATCAACAGGTAACTCTGCGAACAAGGTTCTTCTAAACAAGTCCTCAACCACACTAATCATCGGCAAGAACGGTGAGGGTAAATCCACTATTCTGGATGCCCTTTGCTTTGCCTTATTCGGCAAGCCTTTCCGCAACATCAATAAAAACCAACTGATCAATTCAATCAATGGTAAGGGAACACTTGTTACCATTGAGTTCTCTGCCAATGGCAAAGAGTATAAAGTTGTTCGTGGTATCAAACCAAACATCTTTGAAATTTGGTGTAACGATGAACTGATGAATCAAGATGCTGCTGCCAAAGATTATCAGAAAGCACTTGAGCAACAAATCCTGCGTTTGAATTACAAGACATTCACACAAGTGGTTATCTTGGGTTCAGCCTCGTTTGTTCCATTCATGCAGCTCACCAGCTACCAACGTCGAGAAGTTATTGAGGACATCCTTGATATCCGCATCTTCTCTACCATGAATCAGTTGTTGAAAGAAAAAGCCAATGAGACACGTGACGATATCAAGAGGATTGAGGGGGAAGTTGCGACTGCGAAGACTCAAGTGGAAGGACAGACTCTACTCATTAAGACTCTTACAGCTGCCAAGTCAGACGCTATTGAGTCGTTACTGGCTAAAGTCCAAACTAATAACGAACAAATACTCTCCAGCGAAGCAAAGGTGGCTGAACTGGTTGCTGAGATTACCACACTCAAATCACAATCTGCGAAAAAGAGTGATGTTGATACGCAAATTGAAAAAGCGAAATCAATTCGTTCAAAACTCGATGCCAAGATTGAACATTGCACGCATCACTCGGAGTTCTTTACTGAAAACGATGTATGCCCAAGCTGCTCGCAAGATATCCCTGATGCCCACAAGCAAAGTATTCTCAAGGACTTGAACTCTAAGATCGACGACAATAACACTAAGATTGAAGAACTGGAAACTGTTCTCACTAAGCTGAACTCTCAGTTGTCTGAAATCAATGAAGTACTCAACGTGATCACTGACAAGAACATTGAGATGTCTACTCACAATAGTACCATCACTTTGTTGAACAAGCAGAACGCTGAACTTCAAAGCGAAATTGAAGAACATAAATCTGATACCACTAACGTGGATGAAGAAAAACGTAAGTTGAAAGAACTTGCTCAGAATGCACTTGACAAAATCAAAGTCAAGACTACTCTTCAAGAACAACGTAATCTAGAAGAAGTTGCTGCTGCTCTCTTGAAAGACACTGGTATCAAGACTGCTATCATTCGTGAGTACCTACCAGTGATGAACAAGTTGATCAACAAGTACCTTCAAGCAATGGATGCTTACATTCACTTTGAACTTGATGAATCATTCAATGAGAAAGTTAAGTCACGTTTCCGTGACGACTTTACTTACGCAAGTTTCTCTGAGGGTGAGAAGATGCGTATCGACTTATCAATCTTGTTCACATGGCGTCAAGTGGCAAAGATGAAGAACTCAGTAAACACTAACCTTCTGTTGCTTGATGAAATCTTTGACTCTTCTCTCGATACGGCAGGTACTGATTACTTCTTGAACCTGATGAACAGCTTCGGTGAGAACTCAAACATCTTCGTTATCTCTCACAAAGGCGATCAGCTGTTCGACAAGTTCCGCTCTGTAATCAAATTTGAGAAGCGAAACGACTTCTCTGTTATCGCTGCCCCATAACCCTACGACCTGTAGGGTCTTTCCACATAGGTGTTTACTTTTATTCGTACTTGATGTATAATCAATGTATTGAATGGGAGACACTATGTGGAATGACTTTTCTGACTACGAACTCGCTACCCTCGCTGGCAGCTATGGTTTGCAAGACTATATCATCTTCAACGAAAGTTTGCAACTTGCAAACCGTGAAGAAGTCGAAACCATGATCGAGGAATACGAGTACAGCCTTGCATTCCCTGTTGACTTTAATTCCGAACTAGAGTATAATTAAAGTATTGAGATTGAGGAATATACTATGAGCAACGTGAATGCTGCAGAAATTTATGCCAAACTATTGGCTACCGAGAACATTGCTGTCATCCGTGCACGTGTCAGCACTGCATCGTTTGACATCAAGAACCGTGTCTTGACCTTACCGCAATGGAAGGATATGTCCCCTATCGTAGAGGGCATGCTAATCGGACACGAAGTGGGTCACGCATTGTACACCACCGATGGTTACATTGACCCAATCAAAGAAGACCCGAAACTGCGTAGCTATATGAACGTCATCGAAGACGTGCGTATTGAAAAGCTAATGAAGCGCAAGTATCCAGGGATTCGCAAGACCATGACTCTTGGCTACCAAGAGTTGAATGAGCGAGACTTCTTTGGTGTTAAGAAGGTTCAAGACCTTTCCACACTCAACCTTATCGACCGTATCAATCTTTACTTCAAAGCTGGTTTCAGCTGTGGTGTTAAATTACACCTGAAGAAAAAGAGTTTGTCAACCGTGTTGAAAAGACTGAGACTGTTGAAGACGTTGTGGCGTTGGCAGCTGAAGTATACCAATACTCTAAGGAACAAGCCACTCAACGTAAGAAAGAGTCTCTGAAACTCAACAAAGAAGACTTGGAAGATATGGAAGAAATGTTGGCTGAGGCTAGCATGGATGAGCAAGACGAATGGACTGATGGTTCTGAAGTGCCTTCTGTCGAGGAAACTCAAGACGAAAACGATGAACTTGAAGACGCTGATGTACGCAAGTACATGGCTGGTCGTCACTACGATCAAAAGAAGACTGTTGAAGAACAGATCGCTGAAGACGTTGAGAAAGAAGTTGAAGCCACCACTGAGAAAACCTTCTCGGAGAAGCTGGAAGAACTTGCTGATGGCAAAACCGAATACAACTATTTCACTCTTGATGAAAACCACTTTATCGATCCTGTAGTTTCTTACAAGACTATCATCGAAGAAACCAAAATCATTGATGAAGAGATGTTCAGTTCTTCTGACAAGAAAGCACTGGAACAATTCAAAGTCGAATCTGGTCGTGTTGTAAACTACCTGATCAAAGAATTCGAGATGCGTAAGTCTGCTCAGCTGTACAAACGTGCTCAGACTTCTAAGATTGGTTCTCTGGACATGGGTAAGGTGTGGTCATACAAACTCAATGACGACTTGTTCAAACGTGTTACGATGATTCCAAAGGGTAAGAACCATGGCATGATTTTCTTGCTTGACTGGTCTGGCTCAATGCAGTACGTCATCGACGACACTATGCAACAAGTGATCAACTTGGCGATGTTCTGCCAACGCGCTCAGATCCCTTACCAAGTGTTTGCATTCACCACTCAGTACGACATCTTCAAAGGTGAGTACGAACGTGAGAAGCTGCGTGCAAAACAGTTGGAAGTGATGTCAAAAGAGAATGTCCTTGGCAACGCTGTTAACAGTTCGTTTGGCTTGCTTGAATTGTTCTCGTCTAAGATGAGCAACATGGAATTCAATACAATGGTTCGTCGCACTTTCCGTAGTCACTACCTCATGCGTTGTGATGGTTACGAGATGGGTGGCACTCCGCTGAATGAATCCTTGTCGTACTTGTTGGGTTACTTGCCTAAGTTTGCCAAGAGCCACAACGTGGAGAAAATGTCTCTGATCACTTTGACCGATGGTGAGGGTGGTTCGTTGCCAGTTTCTTCTGGTCGTTATCTTGAAGATCGCAAGTATGACTACAATACTCATACCACTGTTCAAGTCAAGAACTTCTTGAAAGATCCAGTCACGAAGAAAGACTATCCTATCACTCGCATGGGTACGACTCAAACCGAAGCCCTGCTGCGTATGATGAAGGATCGTTTCGATGTCAAGACTGTTGGTTTCTATATCTGCCGCAATGCTCGACGTGAGTTGAGTTGCGCTATCGAAAACAACCTTGCTGGCGTCAAGTCAAGTGATCAGATGATCGAGTCGATTCGTCGTGAGTTCCGTGAGAGTGGCTTTGCCTCTATCAAGAACACTGGTCGTGACGACTTGTTTATCGTTCCTCAAAACCGTCTGAGTGTTGATGAAGGTGAGTTGGTGGTTGACGAAAAGCAAAATGCTCGCCAGATTGCACGTATGTTCACCAAGCAAATGAGTGGTCGTAAGACTTCTCGGGTTCTCCTGAACCAATTTATCGGTTATATTGCGTAAACGAAAGTAAACGAATAACCCTACTGCAAGTAGGGTGTTTACTTTTATTCCTACCTGATGTATAATAACTGTATTGATTAGGAGAAAAGAATGGCTAAGAAAGTACCTTACTGCGATATCTCGGCAAAGCTGGGAAACCTGTCCTCTGTAGCTAACAAAGTCTACGGCAGCCATGCATACGTTGCTGGATACTACGAATCCACTCTGGTCCAGCTGATTGCTGACCTTCCTGCACACAAGCAGAACGAGATGATGCGTCTGTTCCAAGAACGTATCGAAAGATTGCACGAAGGTGCTTGACTTTAATTCGGTCTTGCAGTATAATAGTTGTATGATTTATTATGGAGAAATGTGATGAGTAAAGTTGATACCGTGTTCCGTGAGCAGTTTGAATCGAAACTTCACGAGATGTTCCCTGATGTTGCCACCACTGGCACTGTCCAAAATTCCCAGCTTCTGGAAACCATGCGTGTGCTCGGCACGAAGACATCCCCGAAGTGGTTGATGCAAAACCGAGTCGGTCGTGGCTTGTATGCCATCTCTGGCACCAAGTCCAACGCTGTTACGAAAGAAGAAGCAATGCAGTCATTCGCTGTTGACTACTCAAATGTTGAGTCGCTCATCCCTAAGAAAGATGACAACTACGTTCCATTCGGCAACCACCCCGAAGTTGAACAGATTATCAAGTCAGGTATTTTCTATCCTGCATACATCTCTGGTCCGACTGGTAATGGTAAGTCTACCATGGTCGAACAAATTTGTGCCAAGCACAAGAAGCCACTCATTCGTGTTAACCTGAACATGATGACTGACGAAGAACAACTCATCGGCTCCAAGACTCTGGAAGATGGTAACGTGGAAGTGGTAGAAGGTCCAGTGCTGATTGCAATGCGCAATGGTACGACTCTCCTGTTGGACGAGATCGATGCTGGCTCCGCTAACACTCTGTTGTGCTTGCAACCAATTCTTGAAGGTAAGCCATACTACTTCAAACTCAAGAACGAAATGATCGTTCCTGCAGCTGGCTTCAACATCCTTGCCACTGCAAACACTAAGGGCAAAGGCTCAGACGATGGTCGTTACATCGGTACCAACGTGCTGAACGAAGCGTTCCTCGAGCGTTTCGCTGTAACCTTTGAACAAGAATATCCCAACGCTAAAGTTGAAGTGAAGATCATCAAGAATCTCATGGAGACTTACGGCTGCGTTGATGAAGAATTCGCCGAGACATTGGTGAAGTGGGCTGAAGCTATCCGTCGTACTTTTGAAGACGGTGGCGTCGACGAGACCATTACAACTCGTCGTATGATCCACATTGTTCGTGCGTTTGCAATCTTTAAGAAGCGTGAGAAGGCTGTAGAACTTTGCTGTAACCGTTTCGACACGGCTACCAAGGCTGCATTCATCGACCTCTTCGAGAAGGTTTCTAACCCCGAGCCAGAGGCTGTTGCACCTGTGCCTCCTGTAGCCCCTACTCCTGACGAAGAAATCCCCTTCTAAGTGTAGGGTTATTACAAAAAGATGTTGACTTTTATTCGCATCTGATGTATAATAACTGTATTGAAATTGAGAAACCGAAAGGACTTTATTATGTTGAAATTTGCAAACCTGACCCTCTCCCAGCAAAAATGCGTTGTGGCTCTTATCGAGCACACTCCCTCTTTGACTAAGGATGGTCGAATCACTCTGAAAGAAGTTGTTGCCATCACCCAAGATCTCGCTGCAAAGCGTACTGCGGGTGGCGTGAAGATCGGTTATCCTAACTGGTTGTTCAAAGCCAACAAAGTCGAGAAGGGTGTTTACCAACTGCCTTTGCCTACTGCGCAAGAACTGAGCGACTTTGCTCAAGCGTCTGCGCCTAAAGCTAAGGTTGCAAAAGTGAAGGCTGTAAAAGCCAAGACTCCTAAGGTGACTTCAAAGACTGCTGTCACTAAAGATAACGGTGAATCCCGACTGCAACGTATCATCGACGAGAGCGAATACGTTGATGAAGACGTCGAGGACTTCAACGACATTCTACGTGCCAACGGTATCGAAGTTTAATCCGTTCCGCTGACTAGAAGACGCCATCCTTCTAGTCGGCTTTTTCACGTAGATGGTCTTTTTAATAATGGAGATATTATGTCCAAGCAAGCTAAACTACTCAATTACCTAAGCACTGGTGCTGAAGTTACTGCAAAGCAGATCGCTGGCTCATTTGGTTTGAAGAACCCACATGATGCTATTCACCAGTTGCGCAATCAAGGTCATTGTGTATACAGCAACAAGGCAGTTCTCGCTGATGGTACTGAAACTACTAAGTACCGTATTGGCAAACCTTCTCGCAAGATGGTTCAAATTGCCAATGCAGTTATGGGCGCACAAGCGTTCACTCGTACCTAATCAGTAGGTTGCGTAAGGATATTCGAGAGAGTATCCTTACTCGATTTTGTTGGAGGAAAAATGGCTACGAAAAAAGATGTAGTAAAAGCAAGTCAAAATGCTACGACTGGTGGAAGAAAGTTTGATGGTGGCAAACCTCAGTATGGTCTGTTGCCTCCGCTGGCGTTACGTGCAACTGTAGATGTACTAACCTTTGGTGCAGAAAAGTATGAACCTGATAATTGGAAGTTTGTTCCTGACTCTAAGCGTCGTTACTTCGACGCACTTCAGCGCCACTTATGGCAGTGGAAAGACGGTGAGCAAATCGACAAAGAATCTGGACTGCCGCATCTGGCACATGCGATGTGTTGCTTGATGTTTTTGTATGAGCATGATATGAAATACTCTTTGGAGAATAAATGATGTTTGGTTTTAAAAGCCCTGTTGAAGTCTCAGATCTTAAAGTTAAAATTGAAGATCTGAAAAAAGAAAATGAGAAGTTGACATATGCAGTTGATGCATACAAGAAACGACTTGAAACAGAAATGGCAAATGCCTCTGTTGCTATCGATTGGGATGCTATGAAGGTATTCTCTGTTGAGCGACTTTGGGAAAATGGTCTACCCAAAACCATTCTTGGTTACATGCTATCCGAACCTGTGATTACCACAGAAGGTGAGAATGAACAGCGTGTTACCTACAAAGATATCGTTCGTGAGTGGACACTCTATTGCTCTGCTGAGAAACACGAAGGTCTTGTTAAAGAGTTTATTGCTTGGAAAGGTAAGAAATGATTAAGATGCTCAGTACTTTCTTCTTCACGTTTATCATTTTCTATACTGGCATCGAGATTTTTCGCAAGATGTCTGGTAAAGAAAAATGGGAATTTGCGAAGACCTTCTCGTACAGTTTAGCAATCTCGCTTGCTGTTATTGTTTTCTTGACCGTGTTAGTTGTTTTATTTTAAGGATTGATTATGAAATCGTTTATGAAAATTGGTGCTTTGATCTTGGCTGTTGCTGCTCTTCAAGCATGTACTCGAATCGAGACTGGTGAAGTTGGTCTCCGTGTTGGTTTCGACAAACAAGTTAAGAATGAGGAATTGCTTCCAGGTTCTTTTAACCAAACTCTTATCGGTTCGGTTATGACTTTCCCTGTCAAAGAAGTTGCTGTGAAGGTTGATGACCTCGCTCCACAAGCCAGCGATAACTCCACAATGAAAGACTTTGACTTGACTGTTATCTACAACATCAATCAAAGCCAAATCGCTGAGTTGTATAACACTAAGAACAAATCGTTCCATGCTACACACAACGGTGATACTTACTTGATGTATAACTACATCTTCAACGCAACTCGTAACGCTGTTTACAAATCTGCTCGTAAGTACGAAGCGCTGAACATGGGCGACAATCGTGCCGCAATGGAAGCTGAAGTGCGAGAACTTGTCACTAAAACTCTTGCCGATGAGAAGTTGGATGGTACTATTAGCATTACCCAAGTTTTGATTCGTCAAATCGTTCCTGCTGATTCTGTTGTAGCAAGTGCCAATGAGTTGGTTCGTGCCAAGAACGAAACCAAACAGAAAGAAGCTGAAGTTCGTACTGCTAAACTTGAAGCTGAACGTATTCAAGCACTGGCTCAGAACCAAGGTGCTATCCAATATATGGATGCCCAAACTCGAATGATGCAAGCTGAAGCTGCTAAAATCACTGCTCAATCTATTGCTCAGTTCAAAGGTGGCACTCTGGTGTTGAATGGTCAAACTCCTGTTCTGAATGTAGGAAAATAATCATGGGTATCTTTGATTCTCTAACCGACCTTGCAGCAGAAGTTGTTGCATCCCCTCTGACATTGACAGCTAAGGCTATTGATGTTACAATCAAAACTGCAGAAGCTATCCCTGAAGTTGCCGAGAAGGCAGTTGACAAGGTAGCTGATGCCTTCGATAAGATTGGCGAATGATGGAAGATATCCTAGCAATTATTGCAGTACTTGCTGGGGTGACTTTTGTCACTCTGGCAGTTCGTTGGTTCCTTCGTCGTTCAGCCGAGAAAGCTGCACTGGAAGCGCAAGAACGAGATCGTCAAATTGAACAGACTCGTATTTGGCGTCAATCTATGCGTGCCAAATCTCTGGAGTCAGCTGTCAAGAACACAAGTTCTGTTCCTCCACGTGGAAAAGAAACCACAAAGAAATACACCCCAACCTACTCCACGTCAAACGCTAAAAGCACAACTACAACTACTGCCTCGTCAGATGATGGTTTTGTTACTGGCATGTTGACTGGAATGTTAATTGATAGTGTTGTTGATTCAATCACGCACAAGTCTGGTGGGTCAAGTCCAATTGACTTTCCAAAAACAGAATCCTCAAGTTCAAGTTCGTGGGGATTCGATGATGATGACAGCCGTAAGTCTGCATCATCTTCATTTAGTTCCAGTGATAGTTCTTCAAGCTGGAGTTCTAGTTCGTCAGACTCTGGTCCAAGTTCAGATTGGTAATTATGTTAGATATTAAAAGGAATGTTATGCAAAGTGTAAAGATGGATCGCAAGGAATTGCTGAAGATCGTCAAAGAGAATGCAACCAAACACGTTGCTGAGTATGATGAAGCAGTCGCTGACTATAAAGTCGCAGTTGCCAAGTTGGCTAAAGCTAATTTGAAGTTGGCAAATACTGGAGACTTGAATGAGTTCCGAAAGATTAAGTCTTTACCTCAGAGCCCAACCAACTATGCAGATAACTACACTCGTGCAATCCGCATGTTGGAGTTGTCGGTAGAGAGTATCATCGAAGTTGAAGAACACATCTTCAATCAGTTAGTGCTTGATGAGTGGGGTTGGAAACAACAGTTCGTTGCGCAGTCTGCAATGTACAAAACCATCTAAAATAAATTTGACAAAATGTGCCTATTACCGTATAATTTGTTATACATAGTAGGTACACTACTTAATTATAGGAGAAATATATGAAACTAAGCAAAGAAACCGTAAACCTGTTCAAGAACTTCGCTGGCATTAACAGCAACATCCTCTTGAAGTCAGGCAACGAGATCTCAACAATCAGTGCACAAAAGAATGTCATGTCTGACACTACTGTAACTGAAACCTTCCCACGTGACTTTGGTATCTATGACTTGAACGAATTCCTCGGCGCAATGTCTTTGTTCAATGACCCAGAGTTGGAGTTCAGTGAGAAGTTTGTGACCATCAAAGAAGGTGGCAACTCCATCAAGTATTTTGCAGCTGACGCATCTGTGTTGACTGTTCCTACTCGCAAGATCTCTTTCCCAGAAGCAGAAATTGAATTCACTTTGACATCAACTATGTTGAACATGATTCACCGCACTGCATCAGTCCTTCGTGCAACTGACTTGCAGATTATCGGTGATGGTGATAAGATCGTTGTTCAAGTTGGTGATAAAAAGAACCTGACTGGCAACAGCTACAATGCTCATGTTGGTTCTACTGACAAAACTTTCCAAGCGAACTTGAAAGTTGAAAACATGAAGATGCTTCCAGGTGATTACATCGTTAGCATCTCTAGCAAGAAGATCTCTCGTTTCAAAGCTAGCACTAGCGAACTGGTTTATTATGTAGCAGTTGAAGCTGATTCCACCTTCAGTTTCTAATTTGCTTTGTGTTCGGACAGGTGGTATAATTACCCCTGTCCTTTTTTATTATGGAGAATGCTATGGAAGTTCGTGATGAAATGTTTTTGTGGGTTGAGAAGTACCGTCCACAGAAGATTGATGATTGTGTATTGCCTGAGTCTTTGAAGAAGACTTTCAAGGAATACGTTAGCAAGGGTGAGTTGCCTAACTTCCTCTTGTGTGGTACTGCAGGTACTGGTAAGACTACCATTGCCAAAGCACTGTGCAATGAGATTGGCGCTGAGTACATGTTCATTAACGGTTCGGAAGAATCTGGTATTGACGTTCTGCGCACCAAGATCAAGTCTTTTGCGTCCAGCGTATCGCTGACTGATGCTAAGAAAGTCGTCATCCTAGACGAAGCTGATTACCTGAACCCCAACTCTACTCAACCAGCGTTGCGTGCGTTCATTGAAGAGTTCAGCCAGAACTGTCGTTTCATTCTGACATGTAACTTCAAAAACCGTATCATTGAACCTCTCCACAGCCGATGCGCTGTTATTGAATTCAAGATTGACACTGCCGAAAAGAAAGACATTATCGTGTCGTTCTACAAGCGTGTTGCTCAGATTCTTAAGACCGAAGGTGTTGAGTTCGACCCACAAGTCGTTGCTGAATTGATTGGCAAACACTTCCCTGACTATCGCCGTATCTTGAACGAACTTCAGCGTTACTCTGTATCAGGTAAGATTGATACTGGTATTCTGGTCAACGTAAGCGAAGAATCATACAAAGCCCTAGTCAAGTCTATGAAGGACAAAGACTTTACTGCTGTGCGTACTTGGGTTGGTAAAAACTCTGATGCAGATTCTGTTTCTTTGTTCCGTCAATTGTACGATACTGCAACTGCCAATATGGAACCAGCAAGCATCCCTCAGTTGATTCTTATCCTTGCCGACTATCAGTACAAAGCTGCATTCGTCGCTGACCATGAGCTAAATATCATGGCTGCTTTGACTGAGATCATGGCTAACTGCAAGTTCAAGTGAGGTTGATATGGTTGAGATTATTGCTGTTGCCGTTGTAGGTATACTTGGATTCTTCTCTGGATGGCATGCACGTGAGCAAGCAGCTGTGCGTAAGATTGACGAGTTGCTAAAGCATATTGGTGAAGACATTGAAGAAGCCAACGCTAGTTCTATTCGTATTACCATTGAACAACACAATGGAGTTTACTATGTGCACAATATGGATGATAACTCTTTCATGGGACAGGGTAAGACTCGAAAAGAATTAGAAGAAGTATTGGCTTCTAAGTTTCCAGGAAAGACCTTTGCAGCTGCCCATAAGAATCTAGTTGAGATGGGGTGGGCGAATGAATCCGTTTGATGTAATAAATGCCATTAACTTTACGAAAGAGAACGTCTTTGAAGACCAAGCCTCTTTCAAAGAGTACTCCCCATTCATGGTGAATCGTGGGTTGTCGTACTTCCCTGATACAGTGTTGTATGCCAACGAGATGAATCGTTATGCCACCATCCCAAATGACTGGCAATTTTTCTTTTTCCTAAATACTATACCAAAGAAAAAGCGTTTTAGCAAATGGTCTAAAAAAGACAAAGAGACTAAGTCGCTTCAATTGGTAAAAGAGTATTTCGGATATTCTAACGAGAAGGCGAAAGAAGCATTGAGCGTCTTATCGGAAGAACAGTTGAATATAATTGAAGAAAAATTACAAAAAGGTGGAAAATAATGACCGTCGAAATGATTTACTACGACTGGACTCCCGAGTCCATGCTTGAAGTGACCTTGCCAGAACCAGATAACTTTCTTAAGGTTCGTGAGACGCTAACTCGCATCGGCATCGCCTCCAGAAAAGAACAAAAACTATATCAGTCTTGCCATATTTTACATAAGCAAGGCAGATACTTCATCGTCCATTTCAAAGAACTCTTTGCATTGGATGGTAAAGAATCGAATATCACTTCAGGTGATGTCGAGAGACGCAACGCTATCGCTTCCCTATTAGCAGACTGGGATCTATTAAAGATCGTTACTGCAACTAAGGCTGAGCCAAAAGCATCGTTGTCTCAAATTAAGGTCGTATCTTTCAAAGAGAAAGACCAGTGGGAACTTGTTCCAAAATATAACATAGGAAAAAAGAGAAATGATTAAACTTGAATTGACGATTGACGAAGTAAATACTATTCTACGCTCTTTGGGTCAACACCCATTCGCTGAGATTGCAGCTTTGATTGGTAAGATCAAAGAGCAAGGCGACCCACAAGTAGATGAATTAGTTAAGCAGCAACAAGCAGCTGCCTAAATAAAAAGAACCCACCTTAGGGCACGTTAGTCGTCACGGTTATAGGCGTCCGAGAGATTTCACTGGCATTCGTTAATTGCCGCTGGATAAAGTAACCAGCAATGTCTTGCCTTCGGGGAGACACTTTTATCACTAACTCGCTTAATAGGAGAAACAAACTATGGTATCAAAATTCATCCCAACTATTTTTGGTGAACACTTCAAAGACTTCGATAAGGTCTTTGTGGGCTTCGATGAGCAATTCTCGAAGATGCAAGCGTTGCACGACGACTTGACCAAAAACATCCCTAACTACCCACCATTCAATGTTCGCAAGAACGGTAATACCTACACGATTGAAATCGCTGTAGCTGGTTTCGCACAAAACGAAATTGACATTACTATCGACGGTGGCAAGCTAATCGTTAAAGGCAACTCTGAATCAGTTGAACCACCAGATACTGATTACTTGTTCAAAGGTATCGCCACTCGTGCGTTCACACGTGCTTGGGCTATCGGCGACCAGTATGAAGTCAAGGATGCAGAACTGTTCAATGGTGTTCTTAAGATCGCTCTTGATCAACTCGTGCCAGAAGAAAAGAAAGCTAAGAAGGTTCCAGTTAAGGCTGGAAAGAGCAAACAACTTTTACAGGAAGACGCATATGATCAAGCTGCTGAAAAACTGTAAGAATATTGTCCTAGGATTAGCTGAGGGTATCCAAGCATTCAGAACCTACAAGGTAGGTAAAGTAAAATGAATAACTGGATTCCAATGACTGATGACGATTGGGATTGGGTAAACGGTAAAGCACCGCAACCTACCAAGAAGTAATCATACAAGCAGGGAGACTTCGGTCTCCCTAAATACTTGTATGATGAAAGCAAAGATATCTCCCAACTTAATATCCTTTGTTGCCATACGTCGTGGCAACTGGGTGATGAAGATATCCGTATTCAAGTCAAAGTGGGTTATGGTTATAGCCAGTCATTATTTTGACGAAGATAGATTTCATATGCGTCAGTTTGCCACTCATAACGAAGCAGCTGATTTTATAGATTTTTTAATAAGTGAGGATTAGTATGGCAAAAGCTGGAAGCGTTGTGGTTTTTAAGATGATCAACGGTGAAGAACTTATTGGTGAAGTGTTCAATCACTACGACCAAACGATCGTGTTGAAGAAACCTGCGCAAATTATGGTGCAACAGAATGCACAAGGTCAAATGGGTGTTGGACTTGCTCCATACATGCCCTACGTAGAAGGCAACGTAAGCATCTATCGATCCGCTATTGCAGCCGAAGGTGACCCAGTAGACCAGATGAAGAACGAATACAACCGTCTTTTCGGTGTAGGCATCCAGATCGCCCCTGCATCGGCTCTCTCAGGGCTACAAATGCCCTAAGAAACCCTTCTCTGGTAAGGGTCTTAGCTCCCTGCAAACCCTTACAGAGTAAGGCAAAAATAACCCTACCGAGTGTAGGGTTTTTCTCATTTAGGTGTTTACTTTTATTCGTACCTGATGTATAATAACTGTAATGAATGAGAAAAAGGAAATGATGATGAGCTTCGAAAAAGACGTGTTGGTTGAAGTGGCAGTGGTTTTGGGTTCTGATGTTACAGCAGCGTTCACCAATGGTTCGCTGTTTGTTGAGTGTTCGGTTCCTGATGCTGTGAAACTGGAGACTGCTTTGTTGAAGAAATTGAAGTGTGGTATCATCATCTCCCGTGTTGGTGCCGAAACTGCCTACGACTTTGTTTAATTTGAAAGAGGAATATATCATGCAAGCAACTATCTACAAAACCAAATCCCAAGTTCGTACTGAGACTTCTGAGGCTCTGCAAGAATTCCTTGCACGTGGTGGCACGATTGAACAAGTGAAACCTCGCAAAGCACCTAAGTCTACTATGTCTGGTAAAACCACTCGCAACTCGTCTGGTTCTACCAATGGCTTTGCCATGGGTTACGTTCGTTCTGGCATCTAAGGAGAAAATCATGGGTCTGGATATGTTTGCGTGGTCAGTCGCTAAAAATGACGCTAATGAACAGTTCGCTATCGCTGAAGGTACTGATCGTACCGAGTTGGCTTACTGGAGAAAGTTCAACGCACTGCACGGCTGGATGGAAGACTTTGCTCGTGCCAATGGTTTTTCTGGTGAGTTCAATTGCGTTCCTGTTCAGCTGTCACCTGTCGTTATTGATCAGCTAGAACATGACATCGCAGTGCGGGCACTGCAGCCACGAGAAGGTTTCTTCTTTGGTTCTCAGGACATCTACCCTGAAGACATCGAAGCGACTAAGAAGTTTATCGCTGATGCACGTGAAGTGTTTGCTGCTGGTGGCGAAGTTTACTACGATAGCTGGTGGTAAGATGAGAGCCTTCCAAGAAACTACCAAGGACTGGTCAGTGCCTTGCCCCAACCATATCTACTACTTGACTGATGATAAGTCTAAGATGGTTGCTTTTTATAATGTGGACACAAAGAAGGTTACGAAGTTCTCCAAGCCAATTCGCTTTGACACTCGCTACCGCACCTTTAAGGAATTGAAATGAATATCAATGTTTTTCTCGAGAGCCTTGCTGCCAACTCATCTCGCAATTTCAAAATCGAACAACTCGAAGCGAATCGCGATAACGAAACCCTGCGTGAAGTTGTGCGCTTGGCTCTCGATCCTTTCACTCAATTCTACCAACGCAAGATCCCCAAGTACACTCGTGGTGCTCCAGAGAACACAGTCAAACTTGAAGAAGGTATTGATGCACTGTTCGATCTTTCTCATCGTCTGGTCACTGGCAATGCAGCCATTGAACACTTGACCAATATCCTCACCAACCTGTCTGAAGATGACGCTAAAGTTATCGAACGTATCATCGCAAAGGATCTCAAATGTGGAGTGCAAGTAAGTACAGCAAACAGCGTGTGGACTGGCTTGGTGCACGAATATCCAGTCATGTTGTGCAGCCCATTCGAGCAGAAACTCGTGGACAAGGTAAAGTTCCCAGCAGCAGTTCAGCTAAAGATGGACGGGATGCGCTTCAACGCAATCGTCAAAGATGGTAAGTGTGAGTTCCGCAGCCGTAATGGTAAAGAGATTCAATTGCTTGGCAACCTAGAGGAAGAATTCGTAACTCTTGCCAATGGTATTGATTGTGTGTTTGATGGTGAGTTGCTTGTTGTTGATAATGGTTCAGTGTTTGATCGCCAGACTGGCAATGGTATTCTGAACAAAGCAAACAAAGGTACGATCTCTGCAGTAGATGCAGCTAAAGTTCATGCCACTGTATGGGATCTTATCCCTTATGCTTACTTCACCGATGGTCAGTGCCCAACCCCATACAAAACTCGTTTTGGTTCTCTTCAAGTTATGAATCTGCCAACTAAGATTCATCTGGTTGAGCACAAGGTTGTTGCAACCTACGAAGAAGCCAAAGAGATTTTCGAAGCATATCTTGCAGAGGGTCAAGAAGGTATCATTCTCAAAGACTTGAACGGTATCTGGGAAGACAAGCGTAGCAAAACACAAATCAAATTCAAAGGCGAACTGGAATGTGATCTGAAGATTGTTGGTATTCAAGAAGGTACTGGTAAGTATGCAGGAATGCTTGGTGCAATTCTTTGCGAATCCGCTGATGGCGTGATTAAGGTTAGCGTGGGCTCTGGTTTTACAGACGAACAACGCAAGAATCTTGGTGAAGAAATACTTGACAAGATCGCAGCAATCAAGTATAATATGAGAATCAAGAACAAATTGGGAGAAGAGTCTTTGTTCCTCCCAATCGTTTTGGAAATTCGTGATGACAAGGAAACCGCAGATGCAAGCAATCAAATCAAATAAGAAGCGCAAGTTCGATATGAACAGTAAGGCTGATGTAGAGATTTACAAATCTTTTCTAGAGACAAACTCTTGGAAGATTACTGGAAGCTGTCCATTTGTTTTGGAGTTTCCATACCTTACAGTTCCTGATATGATTAAAGATAAACTGGTTCGTAAATTCTTAAAGGTGAGTGTATGACAAGTGACATTTTTGTAGAGATTCGTTTGAGTCGTGCATTGGCAATTGCCGTTGATAATCTATTGCGTGAAAATACTACTGAAAACTTAGAAGAAGTGCGACAAAAATACCATGCGCTCAATGCTCTTTATCGAGAACATATGGATCGAGAACTATCATGACTGAATTAGAAGTACACGATAACTTTGCCAAGAAAATGGCAGAGAAGTTCCCACGCTATTTTGGCGAAAGCGCACGCTACGGTGGGTTTGCTATTGGCGAAGGTTGGTATCCTATCATTGAATCTTTAATTGGTAACATTGACCACTATACTAAACACAAGCGCAACATGCGTGCCAATGAATTGCGTAAGCAACGTGCCAAAGATAAAGGTATGGAAGCACTGATCAAATTCATGGTTGGTAAGAGAGATAGAGAACCATCTGACTGGGATATCGAACGTGCTGAAGAAGCCATGCAGAATGATATTGATGTAACTCCAAAGCTAGAATACATTCGAGTTGCTCAGATCAAAGAGAAGTTTGGTGGACTTCGATTCTATTACGACGGTGGTGATAACGAAATTAGTGGCATGGTTCGTATGGCTGAATCGTGGGCTGCACGTTCATGCGAAACGTGCGGTAATGTAGGTAAACAAAGAGGTGGTGGTTGGATTCGTACTCTGTGCGATGAGCACGAAGCTGAATACCAAAAGAAGAAAGGTGAACGAAATGCGTGATTATACACCAGATCGCTGGAAGGTTCTGCGGTTTGATTACAATGGCACCGTCATTGATAAAGTCTTTGCTGGTTGGGGTGGTAGCTACACCCATGGTGCTTCTTGGAAACTTTCCAGTGGCATTACAGAAACCAAAGAGTTCGATGATCGCTATGAGTTTTTGAACCAGTCTGGCTCGACTTATATCTGTCGCAAAAACTCTGAAGGTATGACTGGCTACCAAATGCAAGTGTTTGCTGGTTTCACTAAGCAGATTGAAGAGTCCAACGGTGAAGCTAAAATGGAGGTAATTGATTATGAGAAACAGCCCGAACAATAAAGTATGGGTGATGGTTGACACCATCTTCACGTATCGTATGCGCTACTGTGTAGAAGCGCCAGCTGACCATCCAGAGTATGCACTTGATGATGTAACTATGGAAACTGCCAAAGAATTTTCGCAGTCACCACTTGGTGAACAGATCGTAAGCCATCGAGTTGTTACACAAGAAGAAGCACTGGCTATTTGTGATATTGATAATGACTACTGTAAGAAGTGGGCAGATGACCAGAAACTAAATGTCTTCTTCACTAAAGAAGGCGAAAAGAGAGATTACTAATGTTCCTATTTGATATTGAAACCCTTGGAGTTGAGTCAACAGCTGTCGTTTTATCGGCAGCTTTGATTCATTTTGACCCAGAGAAACAACCAACTTACCAAGAGATGTTGGACAATGCGTGCTTTGTTAAGATCAAAGCAAAAGATCAGATCGATCGTTTGAAGCGCACCATTGACCTTGGCACACTTGAGTGGTGGAAGAACCAACACGAATACGTTCGTAGTGTTTCATTCGATCCTTCAAGCACTGACTTGTCTCCTGAAGATGCACTGACTCAGTTGCATAACTATATGAACAAGTTCCCAAATGCACAGAAACAAACAATGTGGGCACGTGGTTCGTTAGACCAGATGGCTATTGATTCACTGGCAGTCAAACTTGACATGCAACCCATCACAGGATATAATATGTGGAGAGATGTGAGAACTGCAGTTGATATTATGTACGGTACTTCCAACGGCTATGTTGAAGTTGAACATCCTACTTTTATCCGTCACAATGTTATCAAGCATCACCCTGTTCACGATTGCGCACTTGACGCAATGCAACTAATGTATGGAAAACAACAACGATGATTTTTTACACGCATGTCTTTCCCTTTGGTGACAAGATGTGTGTCCGTGGTTATAAAGACGGACAACCATTTTTGCACAAGGTAGACTTTTACCCAACCCTTTATGTTCCCTCAAAGAAAGACGACTCTCCGTGGCGTACTCTTGAGGGACAAGTCGTTGATGAAGTGAAACCTGGAGGTGTAAAAGACACACGTGAGTTCGTTAAGCGTTACGAAGATGTACGTGGCTTTGACATCTATGGTAACACCAACTACGCTTGCCAATATCTCAGCGACACTTACGAGAGTGACATTCGCTGGGACATGGAACAAATCAAAGTGTTCACGATTGACATCGAAACCAAAACTGAATATGGTTTCCCTGACATCAAAGCAGCCAACGAAGAACTATTGCTAATCACAGTCAAGGACTTGGCGTCCAAGAAGATTATCACATTCGGTGTCGGTGCATTTGTTCACAATCGTGACGATGTCATCTACATCAACTGTCGTGATGAGCAGCAATTGCTCAAAGAGTTCTGCATCTGGTGGCAGCAAAACTACCCAGACGTAATCACTGGTTGGAACACTGACTTCTTCGACGTGCCTTATCTTGTTCGCCGTATCGAGCGAGAGTTGGGCGAGTCCTTTGCCAAGAAACTTTCTCCTTGGGGTTACATCAATGAGCGCAAGACGTTCATCAAAGGTAACGAAGAAATCCACTATGACATCCACGGTATCTCTCAGCTAGACTACCTGCAACTGTACAAGAAGTTCACATACACAAAGCAAGAGTCATACCG